GAATTATTAAGTAATGTAAAAGATAATCAAAATGAAGTATGGAGTAATTTGTTGAATTTAAACCATAGAATATTCAAAAATAAACATTACCAGTTTCATAACCAAATTCAAACTGACGGAATAAGTTGTTGTTTATTATTTATTCGTAAAGATTTGAAGGATAAAAAATGGGGTGCAAAAGTTCCTGTATTGGAAGAACAAGATTTTTACAATATAGAAGATTTATCCAAAGAACAATTAGATACACTAAAAGATAGAACCATTATTGGTTGCGACCCTGGAAAACGCAGTTTGGTTTATATGATGGATAATAAAGGTAATAAACTACAATATACAGCACCACAAAGAAAAAGAGAAAGCAAAGCAAAATGTAATCAAAGAATTTTGTTATATGAAAGAAAGAAAAATGGTATTATTGAAAAAGAAACACAATTATCATTTCAAAATAGTAAATCAGTTAATTATGAAAAGTTCAAAATGTATCTTGTTGAAAAAAATAAATTAAACAAAGAAACAACTGAATTTTACAAAAGAGATACTTGGAGAAAAATGAAATTTCGTCAATATAGTTATGGTAAGAAAAGTATTGATATATTCTTAAATAAAATAAAAGAAACATTTGGAGAAAATCTATTGATTGGTTATGGTAATTGGAGCAGAGATACACAAATGAAGTTTTTTATGCCTACGATGAATAAGGGATTAAGAAAATTAATTCATAAAAAATATGATACAATAACCATAAATGAATGTAATACAAGTAAAAAATGTTGTGATTGTTATAAAGATTTAGAGTATTACAAAGATAAGGAAAATAAAAAGGTATTTCGTCTATTGGTTTGTTCTAACTGCGTGAGTTGCGAAAACAAAAAAATCGTATTTAGAACAAGGGATGCAAATTCCTCAATAAATATTTTGAAATTAACGAAATGTTGGATAGATAAACAAACAAGACCAACTGAATTTCAAAATCATATTTCGTCTTTCACTTCTTCAACAATAAAAGAGAAGAAGAAAAAGTAAGACCATCAATATTGATTTTACATTTTTGTATTTTTTTAGCGCCAAAGTCGGCGTTTTAAATGTCCAAAGGTGTAATAAAAAGATGGTAAAAAAAAAATTATCCTATATATAAATTTATAAAAAATTAAGTAAATTAAATATCAAAATAAAGATTATATATAATATATTATATATAATTTTATATATAGAAGTGATAATATATTAACATAGAAAGGTTAATTATATATCATATAATTCAGTATTATCAATAGGATAATAACATGTACAGAAATTGTTAGTTAATATTGGATTATGATTTGGCATATAACATTTTTCAATAGTTTTAGAAAAAAATGCAGCAGCCCATGATAATGTACTTATTGAACAAATAAGTATTTTACAATTACTCATTATATAAAAATCAGTTAGTATATCATTTGATTCAAAAATAACATTTGTGTTAAATTTTTTATCTAAAGAATTTTTTACATTATTTATAAAAATTATTTCATAATTAGTTGTACATTTATCACATACAATACATATTTTATCATAAGAAATATTTTTAAAATTATTTATTAAATTTAAAATTTTTTGTAAACTGATTATTTGATTAATATTTACTTTATCACCTAATCTAATATGAAATACAATATCATAAATTTTATTAAAAGTATTAGGAGTGTTAATTATATTTTTCATGTAAAAAATTTGATTATTTCCATCGCCTGCATTTGTTCCATCTGTAATTATAGAATGATTATTTTTGTTAATAATTTCAATAATTAAATTTTTATAGTATTTATATATATTATCATGATGATAATAATCAATCATTAAATAATTTGCATTTTTTAATTTTGGATTATTAGAATTTATTTCAAAAAAGTCTTTATCTGTTAAATTATAATCAATATTATTAGTTGAAAGTAAATAATTCCCACTATATTTAATACACATTACAATTGCTGCCATGTATCTAAATATAGCATTTCCTAATCTACCATTAACATTAAAGATAAAATTCATATATATATATATATATAATGATAATAATTATAATAATTATAATAATTATATTATGTTAATTTATAATGCAATTTACATTATGTATTCCAACAATGGAAAGATATGATAAATTTTTAAGTAAAAGTTTACCATTGTATATAGATAATCCTTTAATAAATGAAATAATAATAACAGATGAAAATGGTAATGATATTAATAAAATAATTAACTCAAATATTAATAGAGATAAATTAAAATTATATAAAAATAAAAATAGATTAGGTCCTTTTTTGAATAAACTATCTGCATGTAAATATGCATTAAATGAATGGATAGTTTTAATTGATTCTGATAACTTTGCTGATTTTAATTATTTTAATAATGCATATGAATATATAAAAACTTTAGAAAATACAAAATATACTATTATTTCTCCATCATTTGCGAAACCTGAATTTAATTTTAAACATTTACAAAATAAAACAATTAACAAATTTAATTTAAGAGAAATAGTTAATTTTGATAATACTTATAGAGGATCATATAGTTCATTACATATATTAATGAACACTGGTAATTATATTTTAAATAAAAGTCTTATAAATGATTTAGATATAAGTAAAGAAATAAATAATATACAATATTCTTCAGCATGTGATGTAATCTATATGAATACATTATTTTTTGAACAGTTTAATTTAAATTTTCATGTACTTTCAAATTTAGAATATTATCATGCTATTCATGATGATAGTATATACAAAAAAACTAATATTTATTTTAGGAAATTTAATAATTCTATATATAACAGATTTAGATTATTAACTAAATTATAATTTGATTTTAAATTTAAAATTAAAATGTAAATATAATGTTAATTACTATGAAATAACTAAAAGAAAAATTTAATATTAATGTTAGAGGAATATTACATTTAGGTGCCCATACATGTGAAGAATTATCAGCATATTAACAATTAGGTATAAATATTAATAATATTTATTGGATTGAAGCTTTGCATGAACTAGTTGAAAAAAATAAAAAAAATAATCCACATTTAAAAATTTATCAAGCGGTAGTATATGATGAAGATGATAAAGAAATAGAATTTAATGTTACAAATTGTGATGGAGATAAAAATAATAAACAAAGTTCATCTATTTTAGATTTTGGTACTCATGAAAAACATCATCCACAAGTAAAAATGTTTGAAAAAAGAAAAATGAAAACATCACGCTTAGAAACAATTATAGAGATAAATAATATTAATATGAAAAATATTAACTTTATAAATTTAGATATTCAAGGTGTTGAATTACGTGCATTAAAATCTATGGAAAAATATTTACAAAATATTGATTATATTTACACAGAAGTAAATATAGAAGAGGTTTATAAAGAGTGCGATCAAATGAATAATTTGACTAGTTATTTAAAAAAATTTAATTTTAAACTTGTTGATCATAAAATTTACAGGAAATATGGATGGAGAGACGCTTTTTATAAAAAAAATAAATAATAAATATTTATAACTCAATTTTATTCCAACTTTCAGGAAATAAATCTTTAGTATCATTTTTTATTTGAGGACCAAACCAAATATTTGGATAACAAATAATTTTATCTTTATTGTTATTTAAATATGCTCCCCACCAACTAAAACTACTATTAGCTATTATATTGTCATTACAACAACTCATTAATAATAATTGTTCCCAATCTTGTAAATTATCTTTACATTTTATAAATTCTATAGCAGGGAATTTTACTTTTAAAATTGCTACTTTATATTCTATTTCCTTTATATCTTTATTTTCGCCAAAATATAATACTTTGTTTACTTTTTTTTTATTATAAATAAATTCAATTGCTTTTTCATAGTATTCAATCTTTAAGACTGGATGAAAATTTTGAATATTTTTATAATCTCCTATTCTAAAATGTAATGATACTATTCTATCTGAAAAATAAGAGTGATTATTATTTTTAATTAAATTTTGTAGTTCATTTAATTTTAATAATTTTTTAATATTTTCAAAATTTGTATAGAAATATTTTTCGGATTGAAAATAACCATTTAATTTTACATTTATATTTTTAGAAAATTCTATATTTTCTAATGATGAGTATAAAAAAGACTGTTCTTGTAATATTTTACATGGTTCTTCAAATTGCTGTGTAAAAATATTAATATTTTTAAAAATTGTATCCCAATATGTAGGTCTTTGGCAAGTATTATCATGTGGAGAAACTAAATCCTTTTTATTTCTAGGTATTTTAAATGGAATTTTTTTAATTAGTGATAAATTAATTAATGTAAAAATTTGAAATAATTGATTACCTAAACCTCCCATTAAATTAACTGATAACATAATAATTACTATTAAAATAATATTTAAATGGTATATAAAAAATATTATTAATTAAAATAATGAATATTTTACAAAAAAATGAAAATTCTTGGATTGTTGAAGATTATGATTTATGTCATCAAGATAATTGTTTTATTTATATAAAGAATGATTTTTCCCAAAATTTTATTAATAGTCAAAATAAAAAATTTTTTTCATGTGGAATATGTAATCCTAATCTACAAAGTAAATTATGGTTTTCAAACACTAAATTAGATTATGATTTAGCTTGTAATCATATTAAAAATATAATTTTAGCCCAAGAGTATTCAAAATATCAATATTCAAATACGCAATGGCCAAAATATTTGATATATCCAACAACTTATTTAGACTTATTAAAATGTGATCTTATTAATAAACAAATAGATAGTATTAATAAATTAAAACTAGATTTTAATACATATATAAATTATTATGATAAAATCAATTATATTGATTTTAAATTAAATAAATATCAAGTTATAAAAAATAAATCAATATTTTTTTGCAATTGTAAAAATATTAATAATTGTAATCATATTAAAAATGTTAAAATATATGACAAAAAAAATGATATTATTATAAATTTAGTTTTATTTTTAGTATATAAATATTTTGATTCTTTAAATTAATAAATTATATATATACAAAATTGAAGTAAAAATTAAAATTTATATATAAATAAAATGGAGAGACGTGTAGTAAAAAAATGTGAAGATCACTTAGTAGATTTTAAAGAAAAAATAAAAAATTGGTTAAATGAAAATGAAATAACAATTTCTGGTAGACAAAACAAAAGTGATTTTTTAAAATTTATATTTGATTTTAACACATTAACTTTGACTAAAGAAGATTTTGCTAAAAGAAAAAGAGTAAAAAATATAGTTCCACACAATGAAAGGTGTTGTGCATGTAGAGCTAATGGTGAACAATGTACTAGACGAAAACAAGATGGTTTAAATTTTTGTGGAACTCATTATAAAGGAACTCCACATGGTACTATTAATACATATCAAGTTAATCAAGAAGTAACAACAAAAAAAGTAGAAGTTACTATTAAAGAAATTAAAGGAATAAATTATTATATTGATGATAATAATAATATTTATAAAACAGAAGAAGTATTAGCTGGTAAATATGATCCAGCTATTATTGGTAAATATAGTATTGATAATGAAGGTAATTACTTTTTAGAAAATATTTAAACCCTTGATGATTTAAAATGGGACAAAAACTATTGAAATTTACGGATGATTTATACTATTCTTTATTAACAAAATTAAGAAATGAAAAATTATCAATCTCTTTTGGTGTAGTATATCCATTTTTAATCGCTTTTTTATAATTAAAAAATTCTACTGGTTTTACCAACCAATCATTGTTATTAAATATACCAGAAACATCAAAATCAAATAATTTATAAATACCATTTTTATCTTTACCAATATTATCTATTTTCCAGTCAATATATGCTATTCCTAAACTTTGTAAAAAATCCTTTACACGTATCATAACTTTAATAGCATCATCAATATTCACATCTTTTGTATTTAATTCTTCCATATCAACGTAACTGTTCGTAATTTTAAAAAATTTTACAATATTAGGATGTGGATTTTTCATGAGTATGTTTACAATAGATTTTTCAACATGTACAAGATAATTTTGTACTTTTGTTGGTGGGTCTGAATAATAAAATTTTTTTCTAAAAAAAGATTCACCATTATAGGTTTCGTTCGTGTAGGTTATATTACCATCATCATAAATTTTTGAACCACCCTTTATAATACTTTTATTATATATTCTTTTTGATTTTGATTTTCTTTTTGATTTTGATTTTATTTTTCTTTTTGATTTGTTAGTTAGTTTACTTTTTAATTTTTTACTATATTTCATTACTTTATATAATATTAGAAAATAATAAACATTTTAATCTAATATCAAATAATTATATAAATTACACAATTTATTATATTCTTTTATTATATTCTTTTGTAATAATATTATCATAAAAGAATATATTACATGTTTCTCTAGTTTTTTAATTGTTAATATTATTACAAATATCTTTGTTTTCAGAGTTTGACTCTTTTGGTTTTTGAACATCAATATTAAGATTATTTAAATTTATTTAAATTATAGATAATTTTTTTCTTTTAATATTTTCAAACATAGTATATATATCTTCATTTGTTTTTACCCAATAATTTGGATTTTTAAAACCTGGATCAATAGAGTTATTTAAATAATAAATTTTATTTCTACAATTTTTTGAACAAAAATGTTTATCAAAACCAATATAAATATTGGTTTTAATATGTTTTTTACATAAAAAACATTTGGTTAACATAAAATAGTTTATTATAATAAAAATTAAAAATTGTTCAATTTTTAAATATAAAATATTAATGTACCATATTGTAGATCAAAAAAAAAATTTTTATTTAAAATATCTCTCAAGTCGTTAGCTAATAAAGTACATATTTCTCTTACATTATTATCCATATAATTATAGTTTGAATAGTTATTTAAATATAATAATTTTGTTTTAACAAAATTATTTTCAGTTATAAATTCTTTTTCTATTGAAAATCCATTATAAGTTTTTGTTTTATTTAGATATTCTATTAAATATTCTCTCATTACTTCTTTATTTAATTTATATTTATTTCTATTTGTATTTTTATATACTTGTGTATTCATATATTATATAATTTATAAATAATTTATAAATTTAAAAAAAATTGAATAAAATGAATATTTATTAATAATAAAATAAAAATGTCGCTTGACAGAGTTAAACAACTTGAAGATATTCAATTAAAAGCTAAAAATTTATTCTTAAAAAAAAATAAAGATTATGGAGATGCTTTTGCTGATTATGGAGTTGTAGGAGTTTTAGTAAGAATAGGTGACAAGTTACGTAGAGCTCAAACGATATCCAATAATGGTATTAATTTAATTGAAGATGAATCAATTAAAGATACATTATTAGATTTGCATAATTATGCAGCTATGGCAATAATGCTTCTTGATGAGTCTAATACAAAAGATGAATATACAAATGAGGTAATATTAGAATCAAATAGTGAGTCAGATATATTAAAAAATACATTATCTTGGACTATTAAAGGAGGAAATGGAAAAGTTTATATACGAAAATCTATAAAAAATCTAGATAATAATGCTATAACACAATTATGCTCATGTCCTTCTTTCTTATATTGTAAATCAAAACCTCAAGTTTGCAAACATATAACAAGTGGAATATATTAAGGATTAAATATTTATACCTTTAATAATAATAGGGGAGGAATGATTATTGCTAAATTTTTTCCAATTAAAATTATGAGCGGTTTTATGAATTAAATGAGGATTAGGGCGTAAACCGTCGGGAGAAAGATAACGCATATCAAAAGAAGAATAAGGCATAGTTAATAATAAAAGAGGAGAAAAAAAAATTGAAATAGAGTAGATGATAGAGATAAAGGTAAAAGAAAATAAAGGTATGTCAACAGAGATGGAAATAGTAAGTAAACTGATGGAAAAATACACAAAAGATTGTGTAACAGAATTGGCAAAAAAATATAATTTTAAATTAAATGAAGCATTAAAATATTTAAATATAGAGAAGAGAGAAGAAAAAAAAGAAATAGAAAAAATTCAAATACTAATACCATTTTGTGGAGAAATAAAAGAAGAATGGTGCAATGGTGTAAGACTAAATTATGGTCTTTATACTCAATGCACAAATAATAAAGATAATAAATCAGGTTTTTGTAAAACATGTGTTAAACAAGGTGAAAAGAATGGAACAGGTATACCAACTTATGGTACAATCCAAGAACGTGCAAAATTAGGAAGTGATTTTAAGGACCCAAAAGGTAAAGCACCAGTTCGTTATGCAAACATAATGGATAAATTTAAAATTTCTCGCGAAAATGCAATATCAGAAGCAAATAAATTAGGTTGGACAATTCCAGATGAAGAACTAGAAGTTAAAATCGTTAAACGTGGTCGTCCAAAAAAAGGAGTATCAGTATCAGATACAGAAAGTGAAGCAAGTGCTCCAATCGAAAAAAAACGTGGTCGGCCGCGTAAAGATAAAACGTTAGTTTCAGAATTAGCAACCGGCGATGATCTTATAGCAGGTCTAATTAAAGAAGCAAAAAAAGATGAAGAAAATGCAATAATAGAAAGACCAAAAGAAAAAATAGAACCAGAAATAACTACAGATATCGTAGAAAGTGATAACGAGGAAACAGAAGAAATAGATGTTACAATGTTTACAGATCCAACAACCGGTATCGAATATTACAAAACAGAAGAAAATATTTTATATAACATGGATTCAGAACCAGTTGGCCGCTGGAATTCAAAAACAAACAAGATAGAAAGTCTAGATCTAGAACTAGATGATGAATAAATATAATGAATATATTATAATATATATATTATTTTTTATATTATTTTTTATACTTAAAATAGATAATATAAGCTATTTCAGATAATATAAGCTATTTCCGGTTTTATGACTCATTTCCGGATAACATTATAGAGAGATATTATCTATTTAAATAAAAAAATAGATGATATAGTATAAAAATTAAGATAATATAGTATAAATATTAAGATAATATAGTATAAATACTAAGATAGTATAGTGTATATTACCATGTAAAATGAACAGTAAAGGCTCTATTATTCCAAACACTAAATTTAAGACCAGCAAAATGATCTTTCTTTGTAGAATGACTTACAATATATTGAGAATCATCAATTAAAGAATGGGTATTATAATTATTAGAAGTACATCCATAAGAAGGATTTTCATTAGGTAGTATATTATTTTGATTATTAAGAGAGATTTTATATGGAAGATAATGAGAATCTTCTTTAGTCATTTCAGTAAGCCATCGGTGACAAACGTCAGCAGGCTTTCCAAGACCAGGAAAGTTGGCTTTAAAATCATTATATTCAAGATTCATAAATTTCTCTCTTTTGCCACCAATTAAAGCAGAATTCCATAGTGCATCTTTTATAATAGGATGATATTTATTAGTAAGTTTTTTCATAAGTTCATCTTCACGTTTATTCTTCTCAATCTCATGTTCTCTCATTTTTTTCATCTTGAAATCTTGAATAGCTTTAGCTCGCTTAATTGCAGTATCAGCCAGTTCCTGTGCAAATGACATTTTATATAAAAAAAAATATAATAAATATATAATTCAATTTTTTTAAAAAAAAATTAAATAATTAAATCCCAATTTATTTGCTTATGCTTATATAATCGTTTACGCATCACTTACCTCCGAAACAATGTCACGAGTAGATTTGCTTGGAGGACCTTTGAACTTCACCGGCATGTGATCTTCAAGAGTATGAAGAATCTCAACCTCATCACTCAAGATGAGGCGAGGCTTAACTTTGGGCTTATCCTGTTGAGCCTTGTTGAGGAGACAAAGCCAGTAGTGTGGTTCATCATACTCAACCTTGACAGACTCTCCAGCAAGGAGCTTGTCCCTCACTCCTTCAAACTCGGGTAGCCACTTCTTGATGTGGACATAGGCCCGGTTAAAAGGAGGGGGTTTCTGGCCTTCACGAGGTTTGATCTTGACGATGTCGACACGTTTAACGGTGTCTTCTCCAAAAACTTCCTCGAATACAGACTTCATCTGTTCCCAGGTCACATTGTTGTGAACACGAGGAACGTAAATCGATGGGATATTGATGGACGACATGATTACTTGAGTTTGAGTGCATATACCTTAGATAGGGTAAAATGATTTCAATTTTTTTTTCTCTCTGCTATGAGTGTATAAAATTGAAAAAAAAACAAGAAATATAGAAATATAGAAATATAATAGAGAGAAAAAATATATAATTATTAATTGAAATAAATTTAATGTAGAGACTTAACAATTCTAAATATAAGGATGCTCGCAAAGTAGCTCCCATTGGGTTCTTTCAACAAGAACCCAAGGAACCAGGTTCTGCCGCCGCATCTGTGCAGATACGTTACGACCAAGTTGGTCGTACTTGTCACCTTCTTGATCAAGACTGGCCGCAAGGAAACGGGTCTTGTCCTGAGCGTTGAGGTTGTTGAAGTAGTTCATTGAGTCCATGTTTACATATACCTTAGATAGGGTAAAATGATTTCAATTTTATTTTCTCTCTGCTATGAGTGTATAAAATAGAAAAAAACTAATAATAAATAATAATTATAAGTGTATATCAAGTTATTTTATTATCTTATAAACAAATAAGTTACAATAGATAAACAGGAAATTTAGCAGAGTTAACTTCGCAAACAAGAGGTTTGAATCCACGTCTCTCACCAAGTGATTCGCATTTAATTGAATAATTAGACTTTTCTTTTATATCAAAATAGATTTTAGGATGATTTTGAGGCCATTGTTTAGGATCATCACTTAGATAGGGTGGATATCCACGATTAGCCATATACGCGCCTGTACGTATAGTAATTACTTTACCAGTCATAAAATTGCGTGCGCGATACCAACCGGACCCAATGTGACGATAAATATCGAGTATGTCTCCAATCTTTGCTTGTGGACGAGGAATGTTATAATTAATTGATTTATTGATATTAGTACGTTTAATAGAATGATAGGGAACATTACCAACGATAATAACGCAGTTACCACGAAGCCAAGAGCGAGTATGAGGCATTGTACTTTTATAAAAATGTGGGGATTAGTCTAAAAATGTGGCGATTAGTATAATCAGAAAAAAAAAGTTTCAATTTTATATCAATTTAATAAAACAAAGTGAAAAAAGGCCTAAGCCAATTTTCCATGCTTTTTTTTTGTATTTTTTCCCTTTTTTCTACCAGACCAAATCCTTTCCAAAAATCCTAATTTTTAACCTACTCAGCTTCGCATGGTGCCACCTCATGTTCGCTGTCAGAAGCTGACTTGAGTTCGTCCGCTTTTGCTTTCCATTGCTCCTGTTCTTCCTCACTGAGTTCCTTCCACTTGGCCGCTATGCCACGGACTACATCCTTGGCCATGATCTTGGAGCCTTCAATCGCCGATTCAAACTCGAGATCCGCACGCACCTCGGCTCGAACAGTGTCCGAGAAGAGAAGGTAGCCGGTCTTGGCCTTCTTTGGCTTCTCTTCCTTCTCTTCCTTAGCCTTTCCCTTGCCCTTGGTGGACTTGGGTTCCGCTTTTGGGGAACTCTTTCGAGGAAGAACCTCCTTCTTGAGGACCTCCTTTGGTAGGGTGAGTTCGAGTGCCTCTTCAAGATCAAAGCCGTACTTGTCAGCAAGCTTGGAAACAATGACCTCTGTATTGGAGGTCATCATTTTGAGCACTGCGGATTCGACGGTCGGATTGATAATGACACTTGCCATTGTTGTTGAAGCTTGTAGCTTAGGTATTTTTGAGAACGATAACTAATTTCACCAAAAAAGTATTTCAATTTTTTAATTTGTGCAAAAAGTGATATTTAACTACTTGTTTAATTTAATTTTTTTGCAAAAAATTTTGTCAATTTTATATATACATATAAAGTAATACTATATTTATAAATTAAATTACAAAAAATAACTTCAACTTTTTTATATATAAAAATTGACAAAATTTTTTGCAAATTTTTTTTAAATACTTACATGCCTATATATGTATATAAAATTGATGAAATTTTTTGCAAATTTTTTTTAAATACTTACATGCCTATATATGTATATATAAAATTGATAAAATTTTTTGCAAAATTTTTTTAAATACATACATGCATATATATGAATATATAAAATTGATGAAATTTTTTGCAAAATTTTTTTAAATACATACATGCCTATATATGAATATATAAAATTGATGAAATTTTTTGCAAAAAACCAAAATAAACAAGTAGTTGATATCACTTTTTGCAAAATTTAAAAAATTGAAATAATTTTTAACCACAATCAGTTATCGTTCTCAAAATACCTAAGCTACAAGCTTCAACAATGGCAACCATCATTATCAACCAGACTCTTGAGACCGCAGTCAAGACCATGCTGAACAAGCATGCAACTGACTGTGTGAAGGCACTCTCTGAGAAGTACGGGTTCGATCTTGAAGAAGCACTGCGAGACCTTGATCTCGAGGGTGTGAAGGTTGTCAAGAAGGAGAAGGCTTCTCCAAAGAGCTCTCCCAAAGCGGAACCCAAGTCCACCAAGGGCAAGGGAAAGGCTAAGGAAGAGAAGGAACCAAAGGAAAAGAAGCCAAGAAAGCCAAGTGGGTACCAAGCCTTCATGAAAGCTATGCGGGCTGAGATCAAGGAGGAGCTCCAAGCCATGTCTATGGAAGAGCTTCAAGCGGAACTCGAGCTTGAAAGTGAACCGGAGAAGTTCCATCCCAAGCATGTGCTCACTTGCCTTGGAAAGCGGTGGAAAGCCTTGTCTGAAGAGGAACAAGGAGAGTGGAATGACACGGCAAGCTCTGGTGCAGAGAGTGATTAAGAAGTAAATAGATAAATGTATAAGGGATTGGTACGGTAGAAAAATGGGAAAAAAATACAAAAAAAAAGCATGGAAAATTGGCTTAGGCCTTTTTTCACTTTTTTTCTCTCTAACCACAAAATAAAAATTGAAATGAATTACCAACTTATTGGGTAAGTTGTACCAAAATTGCTATTCAACAAGTGATGACCTCAACAGAAAAGATGTCACTTGAACAGCAGATTGAGCTCGGAGTAGTGACAATCTTCAGCTGGCCAGTTCCACTCGAGCAAATTTCTCGTGAAGAAAGCTTGGTGCTAAGCATTGTAACAATGAGTTCATGGCAAGATCTGTATCTGACCAAGATACATGGACTTTGGTCAGATTCACTTAAAGGCGGTTATAGCGAACCTGTGGCCGCGGTTGTAACCAAGAGTTGGGCTGAACAAGTTGAAGACGGAGATGAAATTGACTGGGATAACAAGTTGATGACTAGTCAATTATTAGAAAAGATTAAGTCAAAGTAGATTTGGGTATAAAGATTTTAATTATATAGATAACTATATAAATGTTAAGGTTTGGATGGGAGTGTTTTTTTTCTTGTTTTTTAAATATATAACAAAAAAATTGAAATACTTTAACAACTTATATAGGTAGATGTAAACCTGAGTGAAAAAATATATAAAGAACAATATGCCTACAATGAAGCAGGTCAATGAGATGATCACCGCTCTTGCTGAGGAGTTTGACTTCTCTGATAAAGAAGCAAGAATCTTCTTGAAACTTCCAATTGAGGTGGTTAATAAACCTTCAGCCAAGAATAATACGAGCCAGCCAGCCAAGCCTCGAGGTCGACCTCCCAAGTGTTCAACAGATACATGTAAGACAAAAGTAGAAAAGTCAAGTCCTACTACAACAAGGGGACCAAGCGCGTACAACATGTTTGTTAAGGCCGAATCATCCAAGGTTAAGGCCGCACTCCTCACTCGTTCCAACGGTGCCAAACTAGAGCAGGGTGAGGTGATGAAGGAACTCGGTGCAAAATGGAAGGCTATGAGTGATAAACAGAAAGCAAAGTATATTGATCAGACTAAGAAATAGTCAGTAATGTTGTAGAAAAAAAGTGTTATAAATATGCTTTTTTTCATTTAAGGTTATATAACTCAAATCCTGTTTTCTTACTCATTTCCGGTTTGTTAAAAAATAGATAGTATATAAAAATTTTTATTTTTTAATAAGGTTCACAGCTAGGTTCGCTCGGTGCAAAACTAGAGCAGGGTGCTGTGATGAAGGAACTCGCTGCAAAATGGAAGGCTATGAGTTATAAACAGAAAGCAAAGTATAGTGCCTAGACGTGTAATGTAGGTAGAAGTGATAGGTATTATTAAATAATTATAAAATATTATAACAAAAAAGTATTAGATATTTTAATATTTTTTTATTTTATTTTTATGTTAGTTGCTTTTAAAAATTGATTTAGATTTTGCGCTAAGCCATATATTGGCATTCAAATACTGGAAAAGCGCAAAAAAACATCAATGAAAAGTTCACTTGTGAAAGTAGTGGATGTAAACGATTGGGATGACTTGGAGATTGGGAGAGTTGAAAAGGTGTACTGGGCCGAGCATGCGAGTATGGACGCTGAAAGAATGAAGGTAGAAAAGGCGGCGGAGCCGAGGGAGGTGGAGTTGGTGGAGGCGGGCTTGGTGGCGGCGTGCTTGGCTGCGGTGGTGGTCGCTTGGACTTGGGCGGTGGCAGTGGAGGCAGGCTGGGTGACAGGTACGGAAGCGGCAGTGGCGGTAGCGAAGGCGGAGAAGGCGGTGGTTGTGATGGTGGGGGTCACGGCTGCGACAAGGAAGGCAGCTAAGGCGGAGGCAAGGGCAGCGGCGATGTGGTCAGCGGTGGTGATGGCAGCGGCGGTGGCGGTAGAGCGCTGGTTATGGTGGCTTTTTGAGCTGACATAACTGCTGCTGTTCTGGTCGCGTGTAGTTTATTTTACTCAAATCCTGTTTTCTTACTCATTTCCGGTTTGTTAAAAAATAGATAGTATATAATAATCTTTATTTTTTAATAAAATAAAGACCTTATTTTTTAAATAAGGCTCACAGCTAGGTTCGCTAGTTCATAAAGTATATATTTAATTAAATTTTTTTTAAAATTGAAATTTAATTTCTCTCTTTTATATTTTTAAAAAATATACTTAATATGAGTGATTATTACTATTCTCCTAGCTGTAGTCCTACTTTTATAAGAGAAAATTTATCATTATGGAGTGATGAATCAGACATAGATACAGAAACTGAAATAGAAAATTTTAATTCAAAAATATTTACTTCTCTCGAGATAAAAGGAGAGAATGAAAATGAAAATGAAAATGAAAATGAAGAATATATAAAATTACTTGAAAAAAAAATTATTGATCAGCAAAAACAAATTAATAATCAAAAAAAATCAATAAAACAATTAACTGATATATATTTTGAATTAAATTCAATACTAACTTTACTTTGGGAAAAAACATTTAATATTGAAATTATAAAAACGAGAAAAGATATTATAGAAATATTAAATATTTGGTATCATAAAGAGTGGATAGATGAATAATAAAAATATTTAATATTATTATTTAAATAATAATATTTTTTTTAAAATTGATATTATAATCTCTCTATTTAATTAAATCAATTTAAAAAATGGTAAAAAGAATGGATAGATATTCATTAATTTCTACCTTTCTTCCTATTGATATTCAATTTAAAATTATAATAATAGCTGAAGAATTATGGTATAATAAATTAGTAAATATTATTATACAACAATGGTATAGATATATGGGGAGAAAAATTGCAATATTTAATATATCACTTACATTATCAAAATATTACAATAAAAAACGACAAATAAAAATAATTGATACTCTTTCTAATATAAATTTAAAAAAAATGAAATATATGTATAGATATTTTACAGGTAAAACAGAAGATATATATTATTGGACAACACTATTAAAAAAAGTATGTATAAGTTTAACTGATATACTATTAATGAATAAAGATATTTGGAAAGAAAATAGCACATATAGAGAGATGAATTATACAACATTTTGTTTTATTAATAAAATAAAAAATATTGATAATAAAATAATTAATGACCCAATTATTTATAGATGGTTAACTATTATGCCTTCAATTTATAGTAATAATATATAAATAATATATTATTATTATTATTATTATTATTAAGTATTTACGTAATTAATATTAACAAATATTTATATTTAAATTAATTAAAATTTTATTAAATACTAAACATGATATATATGTCAATTTATAATAATTTTCCTAATAATCTCTCTAATATCGAGAGTAATTTATGGTAAATGTTTATTTAAAGAAATTAAATCTATAAAATATATAATAGAATTGCTATTTCTAGAATTCATATTATATTTATTTTTTATAGTAAAATTGATAAATATAAAAATTAATTAAAATAATTTATAAAAATGGATTATTATTCTAGATTACCAAATGAAATTAAAGAATATATTCAAAATATAATTAAAAAAGATACTATAAAAAAATTACAAAAATTTAGAATTAAAAATATAGAAGGAAAAAAAAAGTTAGTTTATAAATTGATGTGGGATCTAAGTGAAAGAAATAATTGTTGGATATTTAAGGAACCAATAATTGGTATACATAGAATTAATCATCCTTATATAGAATGTAAAAATATAATAAATACAAATGACTTATATACAGAAAAAATTTTATATATAATAAATGATTTAATTAATGTAAAAGAATTTTTTAGAGAAAATTCAATAATATCTTTTAGTATTTGGAATAAATTTTTATGGGCAATATCAATGGGAATTTGGTATAATATAAATAATAATTTATATACTATTTCGGAAAATTTATATTGTTCATTAAGAACAAAAACTGTTCAAGGTGCTCAATTTAATAATGAAATAAGTTTATTTAATTTAGCACCGTCATTAATTTAAAAAAAATTTATAAGTAAAAATAATAAATTTTTATTGATAAAAAGAAATAATTAAGTTAGTTAATTTTATGTTTAATTATAATTTAAGTTATCTATTAAATTATAAATTTTATTTATATAATCAGTAAGTACATTACGATTTAAAATAATATTATTATTAATTCTTGAATTAATAATAATATCTCTCAGTTCTTCAATATTATTGTATAAGATATAAATTGATTCTAGATTATTATTATTATTATTATTATTATTATTATTATTATTATTAACATTAATTTGATCTAAATCAGGAAATGAGCTAATGTTACGGGTATCGAAATTTCTTTGAAAAGATCGACGACTTGGATAAAGATTATCAGGATGAAGCCAATTAGTTGAACGATTATCGTATGTAGAATTTTCTAAATATCTATTAATAGTAGTTTGAGGAGATTGAGGAGTAAAATTATGATTATTATTAAGATTTGTAGTTGAATCAGATGGTAGAGTAGAAGTAGAAGCTAAATTAGGAAAATATGAAAGAATAACATTTCTAAGAGCAATATTAGGAATAAGAACCAAATTAACTAATGGTAAACCAGTTAAAGGACTTATAACATTACCACGTCGAATCCATTCTTCAATACTAGATCTATTATAAGTATGACCATCAACACAAATAACAGGATCATTCATAATTTCATAAGAAATCGGACAATTAAATGATGCTAAAAGAGTAGGATCAATTAAAGATACATTAGTAGAATGTTGCGTATAGGAAATAGTAGAAGTAGTCATTCGTTATATAAAAATATTAAAAGTATTAAAATAATACTAAAAATTTCAATTTTTTTTTTAATAAAAATATAATATAAAAAATGAAAAATAATTTATTACAGTATTTAGTTGAATTTTTAGGAACATTTATTTTTCTCTCGGTAATAATTATTACAGGCAATCCTTTAGCTATTGGTTTAACATTAGCAGCAATGGTATGGTTTGGTGGAAAAGTATCAGGAGGTCATTTTAATCCAGCAGTAAATATAATGATGTTATTAGATAAAAAAATGAGTACGCTAGAATTTATAGGACAAACGATAGCACAAGTATTAGGGGCAATAAGTGCATATATATATTATAAAAGTATAAATTTAAAATAAATTTAAAATAGATTAATTATATAAAAATTGAGAGATAGTGATTTAAAAATTCAGTTCTATTTATAAATGTATTAAAATTTAGATAAGATAACAATGTTAATTCAATTGAATTAATATCTTTTAAAGAAATATTATTACAATTAGCCCATGTATAATTATCATATAATTCATCATTATTTATTTTTTCAGAAATAATAAATAGACCTAGAATAATTTTATACATCATACATTTATGAAAAATATTAGTTTTTTGTAACCTTTTCAATAAAATAAGTGTAGTAATTAATAAATTAATATAATTATCTTTTTCAATAATATTTTTATCAATTATATGATTAATTAAATAAATAAGATTATATTTATAATCTTTTTTAAATGATATTAAAACATGATTATATGTAGTATATTCATTTTCATCAGAAAATTGATTATCAATAATAGTAATCCATTTTTCTAAAATTGATATATCTATAAATTTTATATTTTTTTCTATAAATTGTTGATTATAAATATTAGTCTCTTGAAATGGATTATTTAAAAATGTGTTTTCTAAAAATGGATTAGACATAATTAATATAAATATTTGATAATATAAAAAAATCAATTTTTTATATTTTTAAAACTTTAAAAATAATATTAATTTGCAAAAAAGAATTTATTTTAATAAGACTAATTGCTTGTTTATGGTTAAAACAAGGAATATTATTGATAAAAAGAATAATTTGATTACATTTTAATCCAGCTTTTTGGGCAATTCCTCTACTATCTAATTTATAAATTTTAACACCAACTCCATTATTATCAGTAAGAGTAATGCCAACTTTTTTATTAAATTTATTTTTAAAATCAATATAATATAAAGAAATATTATCTATAGAAATCTCAGTAGAGAAAATATTTAAAGTAGAAATTTCAGAATATAAATCAGTATTATAATGATTATTATTATTATTACAACTATCAAATTCTGGATCTGGTTTTAAAAACAATATAAAAGACCTACATTTAGGACAAATAGCATTATTTTTACACCATTTAACAATACAAGTTTGACAAAAATGATGCATACAATCTGTACTATAAGATTTATTAATATGATTAAAACAAATAGGACATTCCATAATAAATAAATAATAAAAGTAAATCTATAAATAAAAATAAATCAATAAAATAAAATTATAAATATTTTAAAACTTTTAGAATATTATTCATAATAATTATTTAAAGAGATAACAATATTGTATATTGTAAAAGAAGCATATAGAAATAATAAAATATTATATCTATAATAAAGATTGCTTCTTTCTACAAGGAAACATACAGCAAAAAAAAAATAAAAATAATTCTTTTGTAATTATAAAATAATGTTTCCTGCAATTTTTTGAAGCTCGCATAGCTCAGTTGGTTAGAGCATCGGTCTTATGAGCCGAAGGTCGCCGGTTCGAGCCCGGCTGTGAGCATTTAAATTTTTTAAGAAATTTGTTCCCATGGTCTAGTGGTTATGACGATTGACTTTGAATCAATAAACACCGGTTCGAATCCGGTTGGGAACTTATTAAATTTTTTAAGAAACTGCAGGTATAGCATTTAGTATATTAGCCTTTCATGGGAATGTACTGGATGTAAAAAAATAGCAACGTGGCGCAGTGGTTAGCGTGTCGGGCTCATAACCCGAAGGTCCCTAGATCGAAACTAGGCGTTGCTATTAATATTTTTTAAATAAATGCCTTGTTAGCTCAGTAGGTAGAGCGCACGACTTTTAATCGTGTGGCCAAGGGTTCGAGCCCCTTACAGGGTATAAATTTTTTTTTTATAATTCCTAACTAGCTCAGTTGGTAGAGCGCCAAGCTCTTAACTTGGTGGTCAAGGGTTCGATCCCCTTGTTAGGAATATACATAGGTGCCCGAGTGGTCTAAGGGGTGTGACTCAAGTTCACATGGCATAAGCCTCGTGGGTTCGAATCCCATCCTATGTATAATGCACGGATGCCCGAGTGGTCTAAGGGGCCAGACTTAAGATCTGGTGGCGAAAGCCTCGTGGGTTCGAACCCCACTCCGTGCAATTTAAATTTTTTAAAAAATGAAACTTACAGCAAAAAAAATATTCTCTTTTAATGAATATAAGTTTCAGGCATCCTAAATAGCTAAGCTATTTTTTGTTGTTTTGCTCTGTTAGCTCAGTTGGTTAGAGCGTGCGGCTGTTAACCGCAATGTCACTGGTTCGATCCCAGTACAGAGCGATAAATTTTTTATTAAAAAGCCCGCGTAGCGCAATGGATAGCGCACTAGACTTCTAATCTAGGGGTTGTGGGTTCGAGTCCCACCGTGGGCTATTTTTTTATTTAAATTTTTTTTTAAATATAAAAAATTTAAATACTTATTATAATTAATAATTAAAATAAAATAAATATAAATTAAGTTAATATTATTATTATTATGTATTTTGATCTTGAATATTTGTATAATATTTTTAATAATTATAAATTTATTTTATTTAATAAACAACTAGATAAAGATAAATTAAAATTAGAATTTTGTAGAAGAGATAATATGATAGATAAATTTTCAATAATATTTCAACAAAATCTTATAGAGACTATAATTCCTTTAAAATTAAATAATAAATCTTTTAAAACAAAGTCCTATGATTTTAATTCAACAATTAATTATTTAATATTTCATATTGAAAATTATTCTTATAATAAATATATATGAAACATTCAACATTTTTAAATATACTTTATAGTATTTATAAGGATGATAAAAATAAATTTATGAATAATCCAACAGTTAATAAATTAGCTTTTCAGGAATACAAAATTGATGGCTCATTAAACCAAAAAAAACATTTTGAATTATTACAAAGTATTATTTATAAGTTATTAAATGAAGATTTAGAATTAGAATATTTATACTTTTTGCAATCATTATTATTTACTATTTTAGAAGAAAATAGTATAAGTTTAATGTATAATTTAAAAGATTCAAATTTACGCGATATTCTTTCAAAATATGATAGAAGCTTAGGACCAAATATATTTTATACTCCCAATAAAGGAATTAGCATATCTAATACACAAATACATAATTTAATAGATAAATTAATTAAACAAAAAAAATCAAATTATTCATTAAAATCTAAATCAATAAAAAGCTATCAACGAACTGGAAAAGGTACAAAAAAAATAAAAAAAATAAAAAAAATAAAAAAAAATATAAATAAATCAAAAAGAAAAAGTATAAAAAGAATATAATAATTAATATATATGACTGATTTAAGAGAAATTTCCATAACAATACCACAAAAAAATGTTATTAAAGAAGAGAAAGGAAAAAATGAATTATATGATAATACCTTAGAAAAAGTTAGATACTTATTAGACGCTACAAATTTAAATGTACTTAATTTACATATAATTATAAAATCAGTAATGGAAATAATTGAAGCTACTCCTATTAAAGGATCCGAACAAAAAAATTTTGCTATAAAAATTTTAAGAGAGATAATTGATGAAAAAGTAACCGGTGAAGAAGAAGCAATTTTATTATTATTAATTGATAATGGAACATTAGGTAATTTAATAGATTTAGTAGTTGATGCGTCAAAGGGCAAATTAAATATTAATGCAGTAACTGAAACAACAACAGGTTGTCTAGGTAGTTGTTTACCATATTTATTAATTAAAAATAAAAAAAAAATTAAAAATATAAAAGAAAAAAATATATAAATTAAATTAATTAATTAAATAATTGATTTAATTTAATCTATCTGCATAGGTTCACATTGATTTAATTCAAAGTCATTTAAGATAGTTTTATTATTCTGTTCAATCTGTTCAAATTGATTATTGAAACAATTAGATTGTTTAGAAATATTTTTGTATTCAATAATAGCATTAGAAACTCTTTCTTTATCTTTATTCTTTAAATTGACACAATAACTAATTGTATGTCCTTTATTTTTACAAAATCGACAAGAAGTATTAAGAAGAACAGGACAAGTAATTTTTGCATTATTACCACAACTATCTCTTAACCAATGAGTATTAGCTGTCTCAAGACCAAGATTGTGACAGTGTTTACAAAATGGCATATTTAATTTATAGTAACTTAATAATTAAATAGTAATTTCAATTTTATATTAATTATATTATAAAAAAATTGAAATTTGTTTTAAGTATATAAAGTATATGAAAAATAAGAAAATATAAAATGATTATAAAATTATTTCAAAACTATTTAATTAAAAATAGTCTTGAAATAAAAGATCATCAAATGGAATGCGTAAAATGGTGTTTAAAAAGAGAATTATATGGCAACATTTGTAATGGTAAAATTATTAAGGGTGGACTAATAGCAGATGAAATGGGATTAGGAAAAACTATACAAATGATTGGAACGATGGTTTGTAATAAAATGAAAACATTAATAGTATTACCAAGATGTTTACTAGAACAATGGAGCAAATTTTTAAAAGAAACTACAGATTTTTCAATTTTAATTTATCATGGAGCGAATAGAGAGAAAAATATAAAAAATATAGAAAAATATGAAGTTATAATAACTACATATAATTTAATTAAATTAAATACAAAAAATATTGAAGTAATTTTGCATAATATAAATTGGGATAGAATAATATTTGATGAAGCTCATCATTTAAGAAATAATACAAATATTTTTAAGGGAGCAAAAATTTTGCAAAGCAAAATTAGGTGGTTATTAACTGGTACACCAATACAAAATAATAAAAAAGATTTTTATAATTTATGTGATCAAATAGGAATACCAAATAAATATTATATAAATCCAAAAAATATATATAATATAATTAATAGATTTGTAATTAAAAGAACAAAAAAAGATATTAATTTAACTTTACCAAATATAATTTTTAATGAAATAATTGTACCTTGGGAATCACTTGAAGAAAAAAAATTAGCAGAAGAAATACATAGTGAACTTAATTTTAGTAATATTAAAAATAGTCCATTAAAAATAGCTAATCAATTGGGAAATGGGCAATTACCTTTAATGATAAAGGCAAAACAATGTTGTATTTATCCAATTCTATTAAAAAAATCAATAAATCAATTAATTAATAGACCTTTATATGATGATAATATCCAAGAAGAATTTCTTAAAAAAGCAATAAATGGAAGAAGCAAATTAAATAAAATTATTGAAAAATTATTAGAAAGAAAAGACAATGGTAATAAAAAATTAGTATTTTGTACATTTAAACTAGAAATAGATTATATAGAAAATAGATTATTAAAAGAAAATATAAAAACAAAAAAATTTGACGGAAGAATAAAAGAAAATGATAGAATTAAAATTTTAGAAAATAAAGAAATAGATGTTTTAATATTACAAATTCAGACAGGATGTGAAGGATTAAATTTGCAAATATTTAATGAAATTTATTTTGTAAGTTCTCATTGGAATCCATCAATCGAAGACCAAGCTATAGCAAGAGCATACAGAATAGGACAAAGAAAAAAAGTTTATATTTATAAATTTACAATGGAAAGTTTTGATTTAGATAATAAAAATATTTCAATTGAAAATTATATAATAAATGTACAATCTAAGAAGAGAGATTTGTCAAAAATATTTATAAAAAAAAAGATTAATTAATTATTATTTTCCAGTTCTTTTTTAGCTTTTTTATTTTTATATTCTTTATAAAAATTATATAATTCTTCATTAGTTAAATCATCGGTAGAGGTAGTTTGTACAAAATCCATTAAATTTTCTAATAATTCACCACCAACTTTTTCTGGAGCTATATAATTATTTGGAAAATTATAGTTTGGAAAAAAATAATTAATAAAAAAATGAAAATTAATACAAAAATAATATTTTTTTCGTAATTCAGCATTTAATATTTCTTGTTGAAACATTTTATCAATCATAGAAAAAGCAGTATTTAAAAATAAGATTGTATTAATATTTTTCTTTTTTTGATAAAAAAGAATAGTTAATCTTCTTGATTTTTCTTGATCCAAATTAAAATTAGATTTTTTTTGAAGTGCATTAATATATCTTATTTCATTTTTAATATTTTTAAGATTAGTAATTGTTTTAGCTCTTAAATCATCTATTTTTTTAATAATAGAAAAAATATTAGTATTATAAATAAGTGGGTATCTATATCTTATGCTTCTAGGTATAATAAATTGATTAGTTTCTTTAATTTCAGCAATTTTTTCATCAACATTTTTTATTTTTTTTTTCATATCTTTAATTAAATTTATTTGAGCTTTCTCTCTGCATATTGATATATTATTGTGGGAATATTCAAAGTTAATATTATTAGAACTTAATCTTGGATCACTAAATAATAATACTTGTCCAGATTGGAATTCTATAAAAGATTGTAATTTATCATATTGATGAGAAGAAATTTTATGTGCTTCTGAAGCAGCATCTAATTTTAAATAATTAATAATACTTAATAAAAATGCTACAAAAGCACTAGCAATTGATAGTATAAATGCATAAGAAATAGAATATCGGTCTTCTTTTGAAGATCTACAAGCAGTATTAAACATTTCTATATTTTCTAAAGGAACTTGTAAAACAGAACAAATAGCTGTTATAAAAATGGCAGGGAACATTAATCTATTAAGATGTGTAACTGTATAATATCTAGCTTCCATATAAATAATTTTTTGACCTTTTAAATAACTAGCTAAAATATCTAATGCAGAAGAATATTTATGTATTATGTCTTGTTGATAATATTTGTCAAGTTGAGTTTTAACATCATTATATGATAATTTTTTATATAATACTTTTTTTTTTTCATAATTTCTTGATTTACTAATTATTTTTTCATTATATTTTTGTAAATAAAAATTAGGAATAGAATTAACACATGCTATAACACCATGTTTTAATTGATTAAAAGGATCATGATTAACTTTATTAAAAGTTTGTGTTTCTTTTTCATTTGATAAATATTTAATTTTATTAGAAAGATTATCAATCATCTCAAATTTATCTGGCGAGTCTGTACTAGATAATTCAGTATTTTTTTCTGAAAAATTACTAATTGTAACACTAGAATCACTAGGTTCACTTCCGATTCCAGATAAAATTTGATTATTATTAAAGGTAATAATAGAATTCTCATTTCTTGGATCTATTTTAATTTGTGTTAAATCAACAATATTATTATTTTTATTTGTTGAAAATTTTGGAATACAATTATTCATTTTTATATAAAAAAAAAGAGATAATATATTTAAAATAAAATTAGTTAATGTAAAATTAGTTTATTATTTTTTAGTATAAGATCTTCCAAATTAAATTTTTTTTTAAGTTAATACTATTTTCATTAAATTTTTTACTTCTAATTCTTAAATTAATGATATCATTATTTTGAAAAGGTAAATCATCTAGTAATTGATTTAATGATATATTATCATCAGTTTTATAACGAATAAAAGATAATCCTTGATTACCAACTACATAATTAGGTAAATATTTATGAACATAAATATAATTATTTGATAAATTAGAAATTTCCGGCAAATATTTTTTAATATGACAATAAATATCATAACCAAAACATAATTTTATTACAGAATGTTGTTGCGTAATGAATGCATTAAATTTATAACGTATTTCTTTCATAGTACAAAATCGATTAGCATTAAATGGAAAAGAAATAGAAGATTGAGTATTTGAATTTTTATTAGGAGGATAATAAATAATATTAAAATACCAGATGTTTTTAAATTCCTGTTCCCACCATTCAGGGTAACATGTTTCAATATATTTTGACCATTTTTCATTAGAAATAGATCTTCTTTCTAATTGCATTTTTTTTTAAATATGGCAATTTTATTTTGACAATCTAACAATTCTGTATGCAAACTCATTTTTATTAAAAAAATGAATTAATATATAAATATAAAAGTAATTCAATTTTTTATATATATAATATTTTTATATTTATAATATAAATCAATTATGAAATTTTATGTTTGTTTTGTAAATCAGGGTTAAAACTTGAATGAAAAGAATGAAATTAAAAGTATAGATAAAAAAAAATAATAAAATATTTTATAACTAGTTTTTAAGTTATTGTTAAAAGTAAGAAAAGTAAGAAAAAAAAAAATTAAAAAAATGTAAATAATAATAGGTTTAAATATATAATAAAGTTTAATCAGTCGATCCAAATCCACCAGAACCTCTATTTGTAATAGTGAAATCTTCTTCTGATTTAACTAATTCAACTTCAATAGGAAAAGTAATATTAGGAGAACAAATTTGTACTAAGCGATCATTTTTATTAATAGTATATTCTTTCTGTTCTATATTATCAAATAATGCAATAATATGACCTCTATAACCAGCATCAATTATTCCAACACTATTAGATAATCTTAAAGGTGTTTTAATAGGAGTACTAGATCTACTATATAAGTAATATGATGAAGGTTTATTTTTAAATGTCATAGAAGTTTTAACTCCCATATTAATTTTATTTGCCCAAGAAATTATATTAATTGAAATATTATTAGGAACAAATAAATCAAAACCAGCATCCATATGATTTACATATTGATTACATTTCCATTGTTTAATATTTTTATTATGTTTATCAATAGCATCTATATAATTAGAAGCAGTTGTTTCATCAATAATATTAGGATCTAGCCAAATTTTTAACTTATATGTAGTCATTTTTTATATTTTAAATAATTAATATTTTTTTAATTCAATTATTTAAAATATAAAATTGAATTAAAAATATTTTTTGTATATGGTAAAAAAAAATGAATCTGAGTCAAAAAGAAGAGTTGTTTATTGCAATGGCTGCACTAGAAGCCTCAAAATCAGATGTTTTAATGAAACATGGATGTGTAGCAGTTGTAAATGGAAAAGTTCTAGCTAGAGGTCATAATGATGTAAATCGAACTACTTCAAAAGATAATTTTATTAAAAATACCTGTAGTTGTCATGCAGAAATTGCTTGTCTTAGAAATTTGTATTACCAAATTAACACTAATACATATGGTAAATATAGTGAAAATATAAAAGTCGTTTAAGGAAAAACCTGCAAAAATTTTTAAAAAAACTATATTATATGTAGTAAGAAAAGATTGTAGAGGAGATTTACAAGATTCAGCTCCATGCCAAGATTGTCATAAAACAATATTATCTCTAAATATTAAAAAAATAGTATATAGTGGACCTAATAATACATTTTTAGCATGTAAACCAGAAGATTTTAAAACAATCCATGAGTGTCAAGGTAAAAAATATTTTAAAAATTTAAATAATAATAAATGTATTCCATGTCGATAAATAAAAAATGGAGATATAATTTTTTAATTTATGGACAAACGCCAATATTATTTTGCCATGCAGGTTCTGGTAATTTATTATTTAATAAATAAAGTTTATTATTAGATTGGGGTAAACAATTTTTTTTATAAACCAAACAACGTAAATAAGTATTTATATCCATAGCTTTTTGCGCAGAATGAGAAATAGTACATTTATTAGTAATTCTTTTTGTACCTATAAAATTAGATCCAGGTATTCCAGAATTACATATATTGCCACGTCCTGTATCAGCTACTCCATTTATTTTATTAGAACATAATCCACAATTTTTAGCTATAATGTTATATAATATATATTCACCTTGTGAAGTCCATAAGGGTTTTTGGACAATAGGTCTAGATCCAGCAAAAAATCCACCTCCTTTTGGGCATACACATCCAGAAAGATCTTTAATTAAACCTGGAAATCCAGGTTCTGCTTGAATTATCTGTCTACCAAATTCTAATTGTTCAGATATAAATCCTCTTGTATTTTTATTACTTCTTTTAACTACTTTATCATTATTAAAACCTCCAAATCCTCCCGACCCACCAGGCAAAACTCCTTGTCCCGAATTAGTTATTTTTTTAACATATTTTCCACAACATCCACCAGACCCCATAGGTTCATTACCTCTAAATCTGGTATTATGAGTAGATCTAGCCAGATTAGTTTGTCCCACAACTCCAATATTTCTATGGGTTCCATTTAATGAAAATCCATAATTATCAATTCCACTAATAGGTGCTTTAAATCTTCTAGATTTTTTTTTTAATACAACAATAGACATTTATATATTATTATTATATTATATAATAATAATATAAATTAAAATACTTATATTTTTATTATTTGCTATCTCCTGTAAATATTTATAAAAAAATTAGCGCGAGGCAGTTGAATAAAAAGATTAATAAAGTTTAGCTGATAGGAGATAATTAATATTATATATAATTCTTTAAGTTTATTAAAAAATTGATTTAAAATAAAAAAATAAAAATTTATTTAAATTAAATAGAAAGAAAAATGCAAAAAGAAACTTTTTCCAATAATAATTATCTAAATGCATATAATAAAAATAATAATTTTAATAAATATAATAAGTATAATAAAAATAATAAAAAAGAAAAATATTCTTATCAAAATCAATCTAAAAATTTTCATAATAAAAAAGAAGAAAAACAAGAAAAAAAAGAATTTAAATTAAATAAAAATGAATTCCCAGATATCTTTGATAATAAAGAAATAGAAAATAAAGAAAAGTTAAAAAATTTAGATTTTTCACATATTAATTTTGAAGAAGTAATAGAATATAAAGAAGAAAGTTTATTAACAAATGGTTGGATTATATTAAATAAAGAAAATTTAAATAAAATTAAACAAGAAAAACAATATGAAAAAGAAAAAAAAAAAGAAGAAGATGAAAAAGAATATAAAATAGATATAAAAAAATTTAATAAAATTTATAAAAGAATGATTAATAATTGGGAAATATATAGAAATAAAGAAAATTTATTAATGGGTGATAGATCTAGATTTATAAATAATGATTTGGAAATTAAAAAAATGATAGATGAAGAAGAATATGTTAAAAAAGAAATTGAAGAATATAATGAAGACTTAAAAAATAATTTTATTGAAAAAGATCTAGATATTAATAATGAAAATAATGAAACATATGAATATTATTAAGTTCAAAATTAAATTAAATTAAAGATATTAATTTTAATAAATGACTAACGATCAATTTAGTGAAGAATTAAAATTAGATAATGTATGGATAGACAAATATAATAATGATTTAAAAAAACAATTATTTTTTTATATTGAACCTGTTAAAAATATAAAAATTTTTAATATTTATATTAATAATAATAAAATAATTTATTATCAAAAGAAAAAAATTAATATAGAAGATAAAAAAATAGATAATTTTAAATTATTAAAAATTATAGAAAGATTAAAAAAAATAAATAATGAAAAATTTAAAATAATAGATGTTTTAAAATTCCAAATTTTAATAAATAATGAAAATATACAAAAATTTTTAAAAAATGAATACTTAATAGAATTTCAAAAAATAGATTTATATAAAACAATATTTTTTAATGATAGTATTAATATATTTAAAAATTTAAATTCAATATATATAATTTATAAAAAAGATGAAATTAATCTAAAAAATTTAACTGCAAAAAACAGGCAAAAAAAACATAATATTACAAAAAAAAAATATTAAAATGGCTTAAAGTTATAAAAATATATGAGATAATATGAGTCATCCATCTCTATTAGCTGCACTAGATAATATTAATAAATTAAAAAATATGCAATTGGGAGAAAATTTAAATCCTGAGTATAAATGGTCAGAAAATATAGAAGAAGGTATATTACAATTTTTTTATCAAATAGCTGAGAATGGATCGAGTAATATAGAAAATTTAAAACAAATTTATACCAGTTTAATTATTTCAACATTAAATTTAATAGAATCAAATCAAAAACATCTATATTTAAATAATTTATATAAACTAATAGCTCAAACAAGAGATATAATAACAGGCAAAGGACTTTATAATATTTCATACATGATGATAGCATGTTGGGGAAAAATTGGATTAATTAATAAAAATTATGAAGAATTAGGATTAAGTTTAGCAGAATTAGCTATTGAAAATATTATTAAAGGATCAAATAAAGTTCCATTAGGAAGTTGGAAAGATATAAAATATTTTAGTAACTATTGGAAAAATGAATTAGGAATTAAAGGAACTCCTACTTTAGAGGAGTATGAAATTTTAAATAAAGATAGATTAATTATAAAAATTAAATATTTAGTTAATGAACAATTAAAAAAAGATATTAATAATAAAGTTAATTTGTCTCTTTTAGCAAAGTGGATACCTAGAGAATCATCAAATAAATTTGGTTGGCTAAACATAATCTTAGCTGAATGTTATTTTAATAATTATTTAATTACTGCAAAATCTCCATATCAAATTTCTCAAGCAAAACGTAAATGTTTAACTCATTTTAGAAAAATAATTACAGAAATAAATAAAAACCTTAACACAGTCCAAATTAAACAATGTGAAAGAAATTGGAAAGATATTAATTTTAATAAAAATGTAACAAGTATTACATTACGTAAACAAAGTTTAGCGTTTCAAAATATAAAAAAAAACGGAGAAAATAGAGAATATGACGATGATTATTTAAATCAAGATAGAAAAATATGTTCTAATAATTATAAACAATATATATTAGATTGTAATTCAGGAAAAAAAATAATTAAAGCAAAAAATATTTCTATAATTGATCTTGTAAGAGATGCAGATAATATAAATATGAATAATAAAATTGAATGTATGGCTCTAAATACACAATGGAAGGAACAATGTAAAAATACTAGTTATTTAAATAATATGATAGCTATGGTAGATACATCTGGATCAATGGAAGCTGATAATTCAAAACCATTATATAGTGCAATTGGACTAGGATTAAGAGTAGCAGAAAAATCAACATTTGGAAAAAGAATTTTAACTTTTAGTAACAATCCAGAATGGATTAATCTTGATGATTGTAAAGACTTTGTCGATTCAGTAAAAAAAATTAGAACTGCTCCATGGGGTATGAATACAAATTTTTTGGCTGCTTTGGATATTATTTTAAATACAGCTATTGAAAATCAAATAACACCAGAAACTCTAGCTGATACAACATTAGTAATATTTTCTGATATGCAAATTGACAGTGGAATAACTCATAATATAGTATATAATAATGATTATTTTAATGAATTTAAAAACTCAATGTTTGAGACAATAACAAATAGGTATATAGAAGCAGGAAATAACTCAATTTATAAAAAACCATTTCCAGTTCCACACATAATTTTTTGGAATTTAAGAAGTACAAATGGATTTCCAAATTTAAGTCAAACTAGAAATACAAGTATGCTTTCTGGTTCAAACGCAAATTTATTAAATTTATTTCTAGATAAAGGTCCTAAAATCTTAGAAGATTTAACTCCATGGAAATTACTCCAAGAATGTTTAAATAATCCTAGATATAAAGATTTTGATTTAACAAATAAAAATATTTTTTAAATAGATCTAAATAATATATATAGATAAATATTATGAATAGATTAAGAAATATAAATTATTATAACAATAATAATAATAACAATAATAATAATAACAATAATAACAATAATAATAATAACAATAATAATAATAATAACAATAATAATAATAATAATAATGAAAGAGTATTAAATAATAATAATGAAAGAGAATTAAATAATATTGATGATATATCAGGGGTAAATTTTATAAGAAGAATACGTCCAAGGTATTTTAATAATAATTTATTATTAACAACATATTTTCCTTTTCAAATACCTAATAATTTAGTATTAAATACCAATTTAGATACAAATTTAAATGCATATTATTTAGTAAGTAATCCAATAGATTACTATATGTATAGTGATAATGAAAATACTTTTTTAAGAACAATATTAGAAAATAGTTTTGAAAGTGATAAAAATATATATAAAAAAGTTTTATCAGAAAAAGGAGAAAAAAGTTTAGAAAATATAAAATACACTAAAGATACAACAATTAACTCAAGTTGTCCAATATTTCAAATTGATTTTGAAGAAAATGAAATTGTAACTAAATTACCATGTAATCATTGTTTTATTCCTAAAGCAATCAATAAATGGCTAAAGGAACAAAAAGCAATATGTCCAGTTTGTAGATTTGAATTAGATTATATAGAAATTAAAAATGAAGTATATTTAGAAGAAAATGAGACAAACGAATTTGAAATAAATGAAAATGAAGAAAATCTAGAAAATCAAGAAAATGAAGAAAATGAAGAAAATCAAGAAAATCAAGAAAATGAAGAAAATCAAGAAAATCAAGAAAATCAAGAAAATCAAGAAAATGAAATTTATGAAGAAAATAATAGAATTGAATTAATAATTAATCAAGATTTATCAGGAGTAAATTTTAGTAATACTTTTATAGAAAATTCTATAATTAATATGTTAAATATGATAGATGAAAGATATATACAGAATCAAATTCAAGAAGCAATTTTAGATAGTATATCTAATTAAAAAATTATTTTATAGTTAATATATATAAAATGGCAAGTGCATGGATACAACATGTTATGAAGGTTAAAAAAGAAAAAAAATTAAGCTTTAAAGATGCATTAAAACAAGCTAAAAAAACATATAAATCAGATCATAAGAATAAAAAAGAAAAAGGTACTCGAAAAAAAATAAAAAGACGTAATCATAAAAAAAAATGAGAGAGATAATTTTATAATAAATTCTATTATAATATAATATTATAATAGAATGAAGATTAATAAAACTTGGAAAAAATTATTAAAAAAAACATTAAAAGAATTTCCTAATTATTCAATAAAAAATGTTCTTTTAAAAACTAAAAAAAGATTTAATAAATACCAAAAAAAAATAAATTTAAAATAAATAACTTTTTAATTTATAAAAAAGTGTAAATTAGGAATAATTTTTTCTTTAATGAATTTATATTCATTTTCATTTAAAGAAAAATTTAAATATATACCATTATTTTCACCAGTAAAATTATTATCAAAAGTTGTATATAAAATTTCTTTTAATTTGGCAATAGTAGGCCTTAAAGAAGGATTAGGTGATAAACTATATAATAATAATTGAATTAAAATAATAATTAAAGAAATTTCATTATTCTTAAGATTATCATTTTTAAAATCAATAGATTTTTGTATCTTATAAATAAATTCTTTTAAAAATGATATACTTAAAGAATAAGTATCCCAAGTAGAATTGTATTTTAATAATTCTCTAATAACATAATTGTCACTTTTATTTACAAATTGTGAATAGAAATTATATAATTTTTTATAGTATAATTGCTTAAATTCATCACTAAACAAATACCAAATTTTCATTGAATCCACAATCTCTTTAATGATTACTTTAAGAACATATTCTGTTAATACACTTTCTTTTTTACTAGAATTATGTTCAACTATATATGAAATAATTTGAATTTCAGGACACCAAATATAATAATGCGGAGCGTAAATATAAAATATTTTTTTTAAACTTTTAATAGAAGAATAATTTTCAATATTTAGGAATGGAAATGATAATCCAAAATCTATAATAATAGGAATTTTTTTTTGAGAATCATAAATGATATTTTCAAATTTTATATCATATTGAATTATATTTTGACTATATAAAATCTGTAATGAATTTAATAAATAATAATATGAATTAAATAATATAATTACATATAAATCATTATCTCTTATTGAACTTACATAATCTTTAAATTCTTGACCTTTAATATATGGAATAGTTGAATTAATAAAATTTTTATTAGGATTTTTATCAATTATATTACAATCTTGTATTAATGATTTATTTTCAAATAAGGCCATGTTAATATTACAAGATTTGATTATAGGAGCAAAATATAAATTATAAAAAGGTATTTTAGTAATTTTTTTACCTATTTGTATTTCTTTAATAATATCTTCATCATTTAATTGAATTTTCGAGACAAATTTTTTGCTCTCTGATACTTTTCCTTCACAATTAAAATTTGGAAAATATACACATCCATATCCTCCTTCTCCAATTAATTTACTCATATATTTAAATATTATATTTTAATTATAGGTTATAAATTGATAATAACGATTTTTATAAGCTTTTTTAATTTTATTACTAACTGATTCATCATTTATATTTGGATATTCATTAATTAAAATTTTAATCTCTCTTTTAATATCATTTTGATTTTCATTACAAAAATTAAGATAACCAGTTGAAGGCTTATATTCAGGTAAATTTATATTTTTTTTAATATGCTCGTCCATTAGTTCGATAATTAAAACACTTAAAGTTATATAATCTCTTTTTTTATCATTTTTTATTTCTTTTTTAATTTCTTTATTTTCATTATTTTCATTATTTCCTAACAAAGCTTTTTGTCTAAAATAATATCTAGCAGATTTATATAATTTATCCTTAAAATCTCCAGTAAAATTTAAATCTTCTAGCCTTTTTTTTTCTACTAAAATAATTTCAATATTTTCATTATAAAATATTTCCCAAGCTTCTTTAAAATCATTACGAGAATCAAACTGATGTAATTTAGCAAATTCACTAATTAAATCAGTAATTTCTATACAAAATTTATATCTGAATATACTTTTCATTATTTTTTGCCTTAAAATTTAGTTAGCAATTCAATTTTTTTAAATATAAAAAATTTTATTAAAATTATATATATGTATGAAATAAGTATAATTCCTTATCTAAATATTTGCAATGAATATATAAAAATTATAACTATCTATCCAAAACCTCAAGGAAATTTATTATCAATAACTAAACAAATATCACCTAATAAACTTTCTCCATTTCAATCAAATAATAGTTGTACACAACAATGTATTTTCGCTATAATGGATTTTAATAATAAAAATAAATTTTTATGTATAGATAAAATTATAGAATTATATAATTTTTTAATTCAAAATGGATACAATATAAATGATCAATTTACAAAATTAATGCAAAAAAATAATTTAAGTCAAAATTCACAATTATTATTTTATATTAATTAAATAAAATTGATTTAATAAAATTATACTTATTCTAGTTAATGGAAAATAAAAAAGAAAATAAAAAAGAAAATATTTTAATAAATGAATATATAAATCAATTAAGTGAAGAAGAAAAAATAGTAATGAAAATAGCTGAAAAACAATTAAAATCCTCTTTTTCAATAGAAAAAAGTATTGGATATTTAAATTGGTTAAAAGAAAAATAGTATAATAAAAATATTTATTTATTTATTTATTTAAAAAATGCACACTCTTGGAGATAAGTGTAGTAAGATATAAATTTATAATTTTTTTATAAATTTTTTTTTTGATTATTTATTTTGTGTTCCTTATACACCAAAAACGGATGCAATAGAAACATACTTTAATCAAATAAAAACATATATTAAAAAGAACCGAAATGTAAATAATTAAGAACAATTAGAAAAGAATGTAGATAATGATATTAATAAAGTTAAACCACAAAATTATAAGAACTATTTTGAATATGCTTATAATTCGAATAATAATTATGTATTAAAAAAGAAACCTTCAACAAGACAACGAAAATTAAAAATTTATAAATAATTTAAATATAAAATTGATTATAAATAAATAAATCATTGGACTTTAAAATAAAATGAAATTACCTGAAATTTCTATAGAGCAAAATAATATTATACAACAATTATTGTTAAATAATAATGTCGTTGTAGATAGTGTTGCTGGAAGTGGAAAAACAACTTGTAATTTACATATTGCTAAGTATTTTCATAACAAACATATTCTATTATTAACATATAATTCAAAATTAAAATTAGAAACAAGAAAAAAAGCAATTAAATTAGGACTTCATAATATAGAAGTTCATAGTTATCATTCATTTTGTGTAAAATATTATGACGAACTATGTTTTACAGATAATATTATTAACAAAATTATAAAAACAAAAAAAATACCATCAAAACAATTTAATTTTGATTTAATTGTTCCAGATGAAGCACAGGATATAACAAGTTTATATTATGAACTTATTTGTAAAATATATAAAGATAATAAAAATATAAACACAAATATATGTATATTTGGAGATAAAAAACAAAGTATATTTGATTTTAATAAAGCAGACCAAAGATTTATTGAATATGCAAGTGAATTATTTAATTTTAATTCAAATAATTGGATTAAATGCAATTTATCGGTTAGTTTTAGAATTACATATGAAATGTCATTATTTATTAATAACTGCTTATTAAAGGAAGAACGCCTCATATCTAATAAAATTACAAATAATAAACCAAGATATATAATATGTGATTGTTTTGGAGATAGATTAGGCACGTCATCAAGAACATTTGAAGAAGTGAAGTATTATTTTAACCTGGGTTATAAACCGAGCGATATATTTATATTAGCACCATCCATTAAAAGTGTAAAAACACAAGTTAGACAATTAGAAAATAAAATTAAAAGAGAAATGCCAGATGTAATGGTATATGTTCCAACTAGCGATGATGAAAAATTAGATGAAGAATTACTAGAAGGTAAAATTATATTTTCAACATTTCATCAAACAAAAGGGTTGGAAAGAAAGGTTGTAATTATATTTAATTTTGATAATTCATATTTTGAATTTTATAAGAAAGATGCTAACTCTTATATATGTTCTAATGAATTATATGTTGCTACTACAAGAGGAATAGAACATTTAACTTTATTTCATCATGAAAATAATGATTATTTAGATTTTATAGATAAATTAAATATACAAATATATTGTCATTTTGAAGATACAGATTGTCATTTTGAAGATACAGAAATGGATATTAATGCAATTAACACAAATCTTAAAACTATAGATACATCAATTACAGATATTATTAAACATTTACCTGAAAATATTATAGATGAATGTTTTAATCAATTAGACATAATAACATCTCATACCCATAAAATATCTAAAATTAATATACCTTTAAAAATATATAATGAAAAAACTATAGAAAGTGTAAGCGAAATAACAGGAATTGCTATACCGAATATGTTTGAATTAAAACTTAAAAATGAAATGAATATTTTTAAAGAATTAGTTGAAAGTGATTTTGAAAAAAAGGTGATAAATAATGGTTGTTTAATTCAACTAGACAATAAACCTAAACAAAAAACACACAATCTTAATGATATTGATATAAAAAATGTATCATCACAAGAATTATTATATATATCTAATTGTTGGAACACATATAAAAATGGATATTTATTTAAGATTTATCAAATTACAAACTATGAATGGTTAGAAGAAAAAAATTTAACTGAATGTATTAATAGATTAAATGAACTAAATATTTCAGCAAACTCTTTATTTGAATATAGATTAGAAACAGAAAAAGAAATTGAACTATTAAATCGTAAATTAATTGGTTATATTGATTGTATTGATAAAGATAATAATATTGTATATGAGTTTAAGTGCGTGCAAAAATTAGAAAAAGAACATTATTTACAATTAGCAATCTATATGTATATGTATGAATTACATAAAATAAAATATACAAAACATATTACTAATGAATTCAATAAAAATAAAGATATAAAATATATAGTAAATAATGACATAATTGAATTACGCAATTATAAATCGCAGATTATAGAAAATATTCGTATTAATGAAAAGAAATTAATAGATTGTAAAAATAATATTGTTAATGAAAAAACAAATAAATACGTAGTTGGAGATAAAATTAAATATAAATTATTTGATGAAGAATTTGGTGAAATAGTTAAAATATATAAAACAACTGAAAAAGTAAAAGTAAAAAATAGTAATAATAAAAATATTGATATACCAAAAACATTAATATTATCTACAATAAAACAACTTAATAATGATGATGTAAAATTAATATCAGCTGATATTAATACTGAATTATATAAATTAAATAATGAATTAGCCAATATAGATAATTTAATAAATGAAAGAAAACAAGAAGAATTAAATAAATTAACTACCAAATTTGATTATGAAGTAAAATTATATAATAAAGAAACTACCTATATATTATTTAATATATTAACAAATGAATTTATTAATGTTAAATGTAATTTTCAAAAATTAAAAAAAATGGTTGAATACCTAATATATTCAAAATATATAAATAAAAAATCTATAACAGATGAAGAATTTATAAAAAATAATAAAAATATTTATAAATTCTATTTTAGGTAAAATCACTTAAAATATTTTAGTAACAACTCTTTTGATTTTTTATTTAATTAAATGGTGTGGATTTAAATCTTCAAGGCATGTAAATGGCATCTACATAATATATAACTAGAATAACCACAATATAAACAACCTTGTTTACAAAATTTACAAGGAATAATTCCACTTCCTTTACATAAAGGACAGATATAACTGAATTCTTTTTTTTTTGAAATATAATATTTAATATTTAAATCGATAGGTTCTTTATAATCAGGAATTAATACAGATTGAGAAAATTTTCTTTTAAAAGTAAAATATGGATTAATAATAAATTTTAGTATAGTCCTAATTTTTAAGATCATTTAATATTATTAAATCTTATTAAATCTTATTAAATGATTTCAATTTTATAATATTTTTTATAGTCTTTTAAAATCTTTAAAACTAATATTTTTTATAATTTCTGCTTTTTTTTTCTCTCTTTCTATTTTCCTTCTTTCTTCATCTAAATCTTTAATTTTTCCCTTTTTAATATATTTGTTACTAATCTCAGGAGAAATATATATATTACTATTTGCTGGTAACTTTTTATTTCTATTAATTGTATATATTGAATTAATTTGTTGATTATCAACTTTATTTTTTTGCTTTTGAAAAAATATATCACGTGCTTTAAATAATTGTTCTTTATAATCAATATATAAAATAGTACAATCATATTTAATAACAAATAATCTAGATACAACTTCTAAATATTTATAAGGAATATCTGCATCAGAATAGTATATAAATGATGATAAATCATAATCATAAGATAAAATAACATTACCACTAGGTGTAACTTCTTTAATAGAAAAATTTTTTAAATTTTTTAACACATTTTCAGTTAATTCTTTTTTATCCATATTTTTAAATTCAACACTTCCCTTATCTAAATATGTATCTAATTTTATACTTATATTATTTAAATTTTTATTATTTTTTCTTAAATATTTATTAATTAAAAGTATTACAAATAAAGTAGATAAAAATAGATCTATTAAAAAATTATTAACACTATAAAAGGATAATAATTCTGGGATATATATATTTATTTTATTTTTATAATATTCCGTATTATTTAAAATGTATTCTTGAATTATTTCAAAACTATTTTTAATATAAATCATTTTAATATTTATTATTAAAGATAATTTTAAGTAATTTATAAATTATTATTATTATATATAAATTATGACCTTACTAATTGAATTAAAAATTAATATGAATAACATATCATCTTTAACAGATATTACAAATAAACTAACTACTTTAGCGGAAAAATATAATTCTTCACTATCTTATTCAAATCATGAAATAGAAGGTATAGGTCATAAAATTTTAAAACATTATTACATTTATTCATTAAATTTTGAAGATTTAAATGAAAAAGAATATAGAAAGTTACTAAAAGAAATAAAACAAATTAATAATATAAAAATAGAGAATATACATAATGATAAAATAAATTATAATTAATTATTTTTTTTATTTTTTTTACTTTTATTATTATTTTTTTTTTTTGATTTTTTCTTTGACAATAGTTTTTTTTTAGTTTCAAAACCTATTGTTATTGGTTCAATTTCAACTATATTTCCTTCCTTTAAATCTTCTAAAGAATCGTCAATGTCAAAGTCTTCTTTTAATCTATCAACTAGTTTACGATTAGAGGCTAATTGTGCAAAAATAGCATGTACAAATTCATTATCAAGTGGATAATCACAATTTTTAATAATAAATTCATTATTATTTCCTATCATTTCAGTACAAGAATTTTCTACTAATTTATTATCAATTATTAATTGATTAGTTTTTTTTCCAAAAGTAGTTATTGACATATATATTATTTTTTTATTTTATTTTATATATTTTATATATAAATTATGCTTGATTCATCTTTAAATATATCATCAAATATATTAAATACAATAAATAATAAAAAAAAATTAAATATTAAAAAACAACAATATAACATAAATAAAAAAGATGAAAATAAGTTTTTAATTGATAAACAATATTCAAAAACTTGGATAAATAACTATTTTAAAAAATAAATATTAATCTATAAAAATTTATAAAAAAATTTATAAAAATATTTATAAAAATATTTATAAATAAAATTAATATATATAAATGAGTGAAACATTTAATGCAGAAAGTCCTAAAAAACATAAAATAACAGTAAAAAAAAAATTGAAAAAAATAATAACTTCTCCAAATAAAGAAAAATTGATTTTTAAAGACAGTGATTTAAAAATAAAAGAAAATAAAAAAAGAGAAGATATGCAAAAAAAAGTGTATAATGAAGAATTTATAAATATATTAAATGAACTAAAAGAAATACAATTAGGATTAGGTGACCATTTTAGATCAGCTGCTTATGGAAAAGCTGAAGAAGAATTAATTAAATATAAAGATCCAATTTATTCTGTAGATCAAATAAAACATCTTCCACACATTGGAAAGACAATAATTGAAAAATTAAATGAATATGTAAAAACAGGAAAATTAAGAGCTATTGAAAAAGAAAAAAATAATCCTATATTATTATTTACAAAAATACATGGTATAGGTCCTAAAAAAGCAGAAGAATTAATTAAAAAAGGAATAATAACTATTGAAAGTCTAGAAAATAATAAAGATTTATTAAATTCTAAACAACAAATTGGTTTAAAATATTTTAAAGAAATTAATCAAAGAATACCTCGAAATGAAATTGAAAAATTTAAAGATTTATTTGTAAAATTATTCCAAGAAGTAGCTCCTGAAGGATCTAGTTTTGAAATTGTTGGTAGTTATAGACGAGGGACTGAATCTTCTGGAGATATAGATATAATTATAACAAATAAAGATAATAAAATTTCTTCATTTAATAATTTCCTAAATGTACTAATTAAAGATAAAATTATAGTTGAAGTATTATCTAGAGGTCCTACTAAAAGTATGACAATAGCCAAACTACCAGGCGATACATCAATAGCTAGAAGAATAGATTTCTTATATGCACCTCCAGATGAATATGCATTTGCAATATTATATTTTACAGGTAGTAAATATTTTAATGTGGTAATGAGACAACATGCTATTGATATGGGATTTTCTTTAAATGAACATGGATTAAGTAGAATTATTAATAAACAAAAAGTAGAAAAAATAACAAATAAATTTCCTGACGAAGAATCAATATTTGAATTTTTAAATTTAGTTTATAAAAATCCCAAAGAAAGGAAACATGGATTATCAGTAGAAATAATAGGAAATAAAAATAAACCTGAAAGTGTAGAAAAGTCTGAAAAGCCTGAAAGTGTAGAAAAGTCTGAAAAGCCTGAAAGTGTAGAAAAGCCTGAAAAGCCTGAAAGTGTAGAAAAGTCTGAAAAGCCTGAAAGTATAGAAAAGCCTGAAAAGCCTGAAAAGCCTGAAAGTATAGAAAAGCCTGAAAGTATAGAAAAGCCTGAAAAGCCTGAAAAAATAGTAATTAAGGTTAAAAAAACAACCTTAAAAAAAAAAATAGTTAGTAATGAAAGTTTACTTCAAAATTTTTTAAAAGAAGGAGTATCAGGTTTAAATAAAATGAGTGAAGAAGAATTAACACAATTAATTAAAAAAGCAAATAATGAATATTATTGTAATTCCAAACCAATAATGACAGATAATCAATATGATATATTAAGAGAATATATAATTGAACATTATCCTAGTAATCAAATAGCAAAAGAGGGACATAAAATGTGCTCTATTATAATTGAAAAAAATAAAATTAAATTACCATATGAAATGTGGTCAATGGATAAAATTAAACCTGATACTAAAGCTATAGAAAAGTGGAAAAAAAAATATAAAGGACCATATGTAATCTCAGCAAAATTAGATGGAATTAGCGCTTTATATACTTCAGGTAAGAATTTTCAAGAAGCTAAATTTTATACTAGGGGAAATGGAATTATAGGTCAAGATATTACTCATTTAATTCCTTATATAATTTGGAAAAATAAAGCAATACATGATTTTGAAATAGAGTTTAGTATAAGAGGAGAAATAATTATAAACAAAGAAAAATTTGAAAAAAAATATGCTAATAAATTTTCAAATCCAAGAAATTTTGTAGCTGGAGTAGTAAATTCTAAAACAATTGATATTAATATGTTAAAAGATTTAGATTTTGTACCTTATGAAGTAATAAGTCCATCTCTTAAACCTGATGAACAAATGAAATTTATTGAAAATGAATGGATAAGTAAACCCGTTCAATATAAATTATTATATGAAATTTCAAATGAAATATTATCAAAAATCTTAATAGATTGGAGAGAAAATTATATATATGAAATAGATGGAGTAATTTGTATTAATAATGAAATTTATCCTAGACCTAAAGGAAATCCTGAATATGCATTTGCATTTAAAATGGTATTATCAGATCAAATTGCTGAAGCTAAAGTAATAGATATTCTTTGGAGTCCTACAAAAGATGGTTATCTTTCTCCTAGAGTTCAAATTGAACCAGTAAAATTACGAGGATCAACTATTAATTTTGTAACAGGAAAAAATGCAAAATTTATTGAAGATAATAAAATTGGAATAGGGGCAATAATTAAACTAGTAAAAGCAGGAGATGTAATTCCAGAGATAGAGAGTGTAATTACACCTGCACCTGAAGCACTATTTCCTAGTGAACCTTATATTTGGAATGAAAGTCATATAGAAATTATGTTAAAAAATAAAGAAAATGATGAAAGAGTTTTAGAAAAAAATATAGAAACTTTCTTTAAAGCGCTAGAAGTTGATGGATTAGGACCAGGTTTAATTAGTAGAATAATTTCTGCTGGATATTCTAGTGTACCAGCAATATTAGCTATGACAGAATCAGATTTTCTAAAAATTGAAGGATTTAAAAAAAAATTAGCTCAAAAAATTTATACTAATATTCATAGTCAAATTAACAATGCAACTTTACCTGAATTAATGGTAGGATCTAATATATTTGGAAGAGGATTTGGAGAAAAAAAATTTGAATTAATTATAAATGAATTACCAAATATACTAAACTCTAATTATGAAAGTGATGAAAAAAAAATTAAAGAATTAAATAAAATACCAGGTCTTGCACAAAAAACAAGTGAAAAATTTGTAGAAAAGATTCCAGCATTTATAAAATTTTTAGAAGAGGCAAATCTTAAAAATAAATTATTAAGAACAAAAAAAAATAGAACCAAAATTGAAGAGCATGAATTAAATGAAAAAAAAATTGTTACAACAGGTTTCCGATTTGATAAAAAAATATTGGAAAAATTAGATAAATTTGGAGTTAAAATACAAGAAACAGTAACTAAACAATCAGATTTATTAATTATAAAAGATAAAGATGAACAATCTGGAAAAGTTACTGCTGCTGAAGAAAAAAATATACCAATAATTACTAGAGACGAATTTATAAAAAAATATCAATTATAAAAAAAAATATCAATTATAAAAAATATTAATTATAATTAATTAATTAATTAATTAATTATATATATATTTTCGCTAGTAGTTTTTTAATTTTCATTAAATTCTTTATCTAAATTTTCACTAAATTCTTTATCTAAATTTTCACTTAATTCTTTATCTAAATTTTCACTAAATTTTTTATCTGTATTATCTTCTAGAGAATTTAGTGTAGGACTACTCCTAAATTGAATTTCATTATCAAGATTTACTTCATCAAAAATATTAATAGATGAAATATATTGGGTATTAGGATAGTCATTAGTAAATCCCAATTGTCTAGTAACAGGAGGCATATCACTTGAAATATTAAAATTGTTTTGTCGATTATTCATTAATTATTATATAACTAATATAAATATTTCAATTTTTAAATTAATTATATAATTAATGAAAAAATTTATAATTTTTAAATTTATTTTTAATATTCTCTCGTTCTATTATTGATAAATTAAAAAAATTACAAATTACTTTTTCTCTATTATCAGGATCTTGGGGTAAATTATTTAAACTTTCTATTTTTGTTATATCAGGTATAAAATTAAATATATATTTTTCAAGATATTTCATTCTATAAGAAGTAGAATTATATAAATAAGAAATAATTTTTGTAGAGAGAAATAATGAAATATTATTTAATTGTTCACATGTGTAATCTTTAATTATATAGTTATCTCTTGAACTTACTCCAAAATCACCAGATATATCGAAATAAGGAAAACCATACATTTTATGAGCTAAAATAATTTTTGAAATTCCATAATCAGTAGTTGGTATATTAGAATAATTTATTACTAATTCCGGAATTAATTTATCATTACCTGTTAAAATACATGAAGTAATTCCTTTAAAAGAATAAAACTTAGAATAATTAGTAGAAAAATCACAAAAAATTGAAGGAGTATTAGATTTATGAACTTTTAAATATCCATATTTTTTTACAAAATATAATAATTTATTTAAAATAGATATATTAAACATAGGTATAGGATAATTTAATTGTAAATTATATAGTATATACATTTTATACATCTGATCATATATAAATATATTTTTATCAATCGATAATGTTTTTTTTAAAAGAAAAAAACAAGTTGGCGTTTGTGCCTCATAATTAAAAAGTTTATTAGTTTCACTATTTGAAAAACAATGTAATTTTAAGATTTGATATTGTGTTAAAAGTTTATATATACCTGCTTTATCAGGCTTTAACCATATAGCTGGAACTATCATTGTTAAATATCCATTTGGTTTTAATAAATCGAGAGATTTAATTATAAATTGATGCCATACAGTTTTACCATCATCAACCTTTTTAATTTCTATATTAGTTGGAGTTTTAATTTTTCCATAATTATAAGGAGGATTACCAACTATAATATCAAAATAATTATTATATTCTTCATTAATATCTAAAAAATTATTAAATATATTAATATTACCAAATAATTTATTTAAATATTTTTTATGATTATCACATATTTCTGCAAAAAATAACATATCTTCAAGTATATGATTAGATAATTCTGATAATTCTGATAAATTATTATTTTTTATTAATTTTTCATAAATTATTACTGAAAAATTTCCAAATCCACTACCTGCATCTAACCATTTATTATCTAATTTTTTAAATACATAATTAGGAATTAAATCAATTATTTGTTCAACTAAATTAAAAGGAGTATATACAATTCCATATTGTTTTTTTTCACTTTTCTCTAATAAAAAAAACTTATAATAGTCAAAATGATTTTTTTTATAATATTCAATATTTAAATTTTTAATCATATATTCTATGTATATTTTAGTTGTTTTGTCTTAACTAATAAATTATCATATTCATTAATAATAATATCTATAATTGGTCTATAAAATAAACGAAAATTCTCTCGTTCTTTTTTTAATTCTTGATAAGTAAACCACTTAATTTCATTTTTCTCAAAAAGTCCATTTGAGTAATCTAGTGATGTTTTATCTAATGTTTTATTAATCATAAGTCTAGATTTTAGAAAATTATAATTATTTGAATAGTAAATTGGTAAATTTTTATCAAAATTTATTAAAAATACATATATTTTATATTTATCATAATGTATTGTTAATAAATTATTATTATTTACTAATTTTGCTAATTTTTGACCATATCCTAAAAAGCCATTTAATTCTTCTGCTCCTTCCCTAATAGCTGTTTCAAATTCTGATTCATTATTTTCAGTTTTACCACCAAAATCTGACCAAGTTAATGTTTTACTATCTTTTCCAAAAAGGAAAAGTAATTTAGAATTTAATAAACAGATGGGTAATATACCTGCGCCCATATTATTTTTATTATTTATAAAAAAAATTAAATCTATTCAATTTTTTTAAAATTTTATTTAAAATTTAAATTATTAAGGAGAACTTCGACTACGTTTGCCATTTGATTCAATCTGATCATCTTTATTTGATAGTTCCTTAAATTTAGATTCCAACTGATTAATTCGTTCCTGTAGAGAATTAATTAGATCCATATTTGGAAGTTCACGAGGACATCGATTAGGAAGTAAAATTATATTATTATTTCCAAAATTATTTTTAACTTTATTATCTAGTTTAACCATAGCATTTAATTTTGGATCCATAATTTTATTCTGAAGATCTTTTGTAAGATCACTTTCAAACCACATACTAAAATGAACAAAAGCTTGCCTAACTCCTTTTGAATTAAAAACAAAATCAACACGAGATACCACGCCAATTTTTTTATTATTAAATAATAATTTTAATTTATCCACATCCATTTCTTCATTAATAGAAGGTATATAGAGAGAAAGAGTAGGATTAAACAGGTTTTCAGATACAGGATTAGAAGAATCTACAATCATTTCAGAAGACATTATTATTTATTTTTTTATTATTTTTTTTATTTTTATTTCAATTTTTATTTAAAAATAAAAATAAATATTAAAGCAAAAATCAAATAAATTAATTATAATATCAAATAAATTTTACTAGTATAAATTTAATAAAAGTATTTATTTAAATTTAAGGATCTAATTTTATAATTTAAAAATAATTTCTAGATAAATTTAAATTTCACAAATCCAATTATCTAATGCAATAGTTGAATCTTCTAATTTTTTAATTTCTTTAATATATTCTTGAATTTCAATTTTAGAAATTTTAATGTTAACTATATTTTCAGATTCATTATATAAATATTGACTCGATTTATAAATATTTCCTATTTTATTTATCACATAAATTATAGATATAAAAAGTAAAGAATTATATAAAATATTAAAATTAAAACTTAATTTTAAATAAATTGATAAGTTTTGTAGATAAACTATTAAACTAAAGAGAAATGAGTATAATAAATAATTATAATTAATGTTTTTAGAATCTTTATATATATTCCAATAATAATCTGATAAATTTTTATATTTTTTCCCTAATTCACTTTGTTTTTTTTTTAATTCAATAAGATTTTGTAAAAGTCCTTTTAAATATCTAATTCTATTATCATTTTTATCTTCTTCCTCTTCTTTTAAAGCCAAATCACATTCAAGTTGTTTAATTTTTATTAAATCTTGTTTTGCTTGATGCTGTAATTGTACGTTATTAGCTATAATATATTTTTTAAATTCATTATAAGTTTCATTTAAATTATCGTGAAAATTTTCTTGTTCTTTTTCATTATTAATAGTAATATTAACATCTTTTGTTGTTGAACTCATAGTAGTTTTAATTTCAAAATATAAAAAAAAATTAATTCAATTTTTAATATATATTAACATATTTAATAAATAAAAAAATATAATAAAAATAGATTAAAAATAAATTGAAACATTTTAAAATTAATAATATAATTATAATATGCAGTTTCTTGTTATCTTATTAATAAAATTATTATTTATAATATTAGGTTTTTGGATATTACTAATTTTATTTATGATATTAGATTTATTAATAAATGGGATTAAAAATGGGGGAAAAGAATTATGGTTAGATTATTTTTTTGAAAACTTAAAAAACGAAAACTTTAATTATTCAAATTTAACAAATTCTGTATAATATTTTCTTAATTTGTTAAGAAAAATTTTTTAAATAAATTTAGATACCTATATTATTAATAGATTATAAATAGAAAAAAATATTTTTTTTTTCATTTTTCTCTCAATTTATATAGACTTATTTAAATAAATAAAAAAACATACTAATCAATATTATAATATATTATAATATATTATATGGCTTATTTAAGATGTATTAAAAATAAAGATATATTAACTTCTGAAGAACGAACTGAATATCTAAAAAATAAAACAATATTTATAAATGCATCAATTAATTCTTCTAATAATATAGTCATTAAAAATAAAAATGGTTGTTTAAAAGCAACAAATTCATTTTCAACAAAATATAGTATTGTAAAAGGTCACAATTTATTAAATACAGATTGCAGTTTTCAAACTAATTCATTAAAACCAGCTATTAAAGGAAATATGAATGAAGCTAATTTTATAAATGCTATTATGCCAACAGGAGGGGTGTCTGGTGTTGGTAATTCAATAATTAATTCTGAAACAAATTCTACAAATATAAAGTATGAATTTAATCCAACATCTGGACAATTTTTTTATAAAGATATGAATAATCAAATCAATAAAATTGATCCTTTAACACCCGAATACTCAGTTGGTAGTTTTTCAGTAGATTCTTTTGCAAAATGGGATGGTAGTGGTGTTTTAATTGATGGAAATAGAATTTATGTGAATAAGGAAAAATGTGGACCATTAATTTATCTACAAGATCCTAGTAATAATAATTATTATGATTTAAGTTTAAACGATGGATCTCGTACCGATTATATAGAAATGGTTAAAAATAATACAAGACTAACTAATTTCTATTTAAATAAATCAATTAATTTAAATTCTTATACTTTTTAATAAATAATTTAAACTAATATTATAAATATAATTATTAATGTATAAAAATAAATTAATTGAAAAAAAAAAAAATGAATCTAAATTTATTAAAAAAACATTAAATAATGATGAAGAAAATAACTTAATAGAATCTAATATTTCAGTAATTGATAATCATATATTTTTTTATTCAGCAGTAAATACAAGTTCTATTTTAGAGTTAAATAAACATATATTATCTTTAAATCAAACTTTAATTAAAAATAAATTAGAGATTGATCATCATTATAATACTAATTTAAATTTACGAATATATTTACATATTAATAGTTTAGGAGGTTATATTTTTGATGCATTAGCAGCAGTAGATACAATTAAAAATTCTAAAATTCCTATAACTTCTATTATAGAAGGATGCGCAGCTAGTGCTGCAAGCTTAATAAGTATTGTAGCTAATGAGAGAAAAATGACAAAAAATTCTAGTATATTAATTCATCAACTATCTGGTGGAACATGGGGAACTTTTGAACAAATAAAAGATGAAAATAAAAATAATATTTATCTAGATAAAATTATGAAAGATTTATATATATTTCATACAAATGGTAAATTAAAAGAACAAAAATTAAAAAAAGTTTTAAAGAGAGATATATTATGGAATCCAAAAAAATGTAAAAAATTTGGACTTATTGATGAAATTATTTAGTTGGATAAACCTGAGAATAACTAGGTAATTCATCTACCTCATTATTGTGATTATAAATTAAATTTTCAGATAAATTATTATTAGATAGATCTATAATCAAATTTTTTCTAAATTTTTTAATTTTACAATATCTATTTAATTTATTTTTTATAACATAACTTAGAAGTATAGTAACTATAAAAAAAATTAAAATATAAAAAATATTTATTATTTTTTTATTTTCAAGTAATTTAAAATTCATACTATAATAATAATTTTTTATTTAATACATATTAATAGTTCTATTATTATAAGGATAAGTATTACAACAATACATACAACAAAAACAAATAAATAATATTAATACAAATAAATAATATAAATTCATTAAAATAATTGAATTTTTGAAATTTTTTTTACAAAATTTATTTAAATATTTAATATTAAATGTATAATTAGATAATATATTATCTATACTTATAATTAAAGTTTCATTATTTTTATTTAAATAAGTATTATAATAAATACAATCTTCTAAGTTATCACTAGTTATTGAACTAATATTAAAAACTCTATAAATTTTATTTTTTTCAAAATCATTATTAACTGCTGATGTAAAATCATTAAAAACAATTAAAGATAATATAGAAATTGGTACATTTTTATTTATATTAAAAGATTTATGATTAAAATGAGAAGTATGAGAAGTATGAGAACTATGATGTGAACTGTGAGAAATTATTAACTCTAAATTAATAAGTAATAAGCTTGGTGACAAATATTTCATATTTATTTTTTTTTTTGAGTAATAAAAAAAAAATAAATCAATTTTTTAATTTTAAAATATAATTCTCTCTGGAATTTATAAATTTAATAAAATTAATATCTAAAGTTATAACAAATTAAAAGATAAATCATAAAATGTATCCATTATTAAAGGAGAATTTATAAATGGAGGTAAAGGAGCATTAGAGATTTCTTGAGTATTATAATTCTTTTTTTTACCAAAAAAAGATAGGGGAGGACATGAATTACCATAAATTGAAAAATAATTACCCATAATATAAAATAATTAATAATTTTATATTTTTTAACTTTTTTAATCATACATACAAATAAAACTCAAAACCAATGACCAATCCATATTATTTAAATCAATAACCCTTCCAAATTCATCTAATAATTGTATACTTAATTTTTGAATATCTGTCGGTCCAAAATACATTCTCGATTTATTTAATGAATCATTAGTATCTTCATCTTGACCTGTTTTATATATTTTAGACTGTTGCATAGTTCTTGTTACATTAAACCGTGCCAAAATATGTGGAGATAAAATAGATTCTGAAAAAGCAGCATTAAAAAAATTTAGGCTACTATTAGTATAGTCATTGACAGCTACATATACATATTGCGGACCATTAATTAAACATATTCCTTCTGACACATAAGCACTATTATTAGCCTGATTATTATTTAATAAATCTCGAGTATCATAAACAGCAGCTCTAAATCCTAATTGCCAACCTAATCTAAACATCAATGGAGTTGTATTTTCAACTTTACCTTCATTATTTACATTAAAATTTATTTTGACGATTGGTCTTTGAATATTAGATGATCCATCATATTGCCACCCAAATACACTTCTTCCACTTACAGGATCTAATGTATATTTATAAAAATATTTGGGATCATTTTGTAGACCTACCCTTGCTAATGCTGAATTAACAGCAGATTCTATAAATGCAGCTTCAGTGGATTGGGAATATCTATCTTCATAATTTCCAGGAGGTAATTTGACAATATATTCAGTATTTTGATACCCTTGTATAGGATGGGATAAAGTAATTTTAAATGTAGTATTTTGTAAACTTTCAGATAAAGCATAATAAGTCATTGGTATCTCAAATGATGAAAGTCTCATAGATACTACTTTCTGTATTTTTTCAGGTAAAGTAAAAGTAAAATCACTACTTTTTGTTAAAAAGTAATCAGGTCTAAATCTAGTGTCAATATTTACTGCTTTTTTAATAGTTTTAATATTAATAGGATTAAGATAGCCAGGTGGATAAACATCTTCTTCTGCATTTTTACCATCCCATGTTTTAGCTTTTCTTCCTTCAATTTCATTATTATTATTTATAATAATATGACTACCTTGAATAGAAACACTATTTTCTGGATCTTCAAAAGTACCAACTAAATCTTTAGATTTTAAATTTCCAGATAATTTATTTTGAGCATTATCTAAAAATAATAATATATTATTAATTTTATCAAAATCTGGATTATCCATCTTAATTAACTTTAATTGCAATTTTTTTTTTGCATCAAATAAATTTTTTTCAGTATAAGAATTTGGTAAATTTAATAATTCTATTAAATCTTCACATGAGTATTTATTAATATCTAAATTAAAATTATCCATAATTATATATATATATATATCTTTTTTAACATTTTATTTTTTAATTAATTATACATTTATCATCAGCTCTTAATTCGTTAGAATAATGTAAATCATCATAGTCTAAATCTAAAATTTTATTGGAAATAGAAGAAATATTTTCATTTTTATTATTAGATTCTTTATTATTAGTTTCTTTATTATTAGTTTCTTTATTATCATCATTAGTAGTAGAATTATTATTTTTATCTCTATTTTCGTCTAATAACATAACAGCCATTGCACTATAATTATGTAAATCAATTAATGTATCTCTTAATGTTTCGGTTTTTACTAAAGTAATATTATTATTAGATATATTTTTTAATCTATTTATTTTATCTCCTAATCTAACTAGTACTCCAATAACTCCGTCTTGAGTAAATGCATCACCATAATCTTTGTTTTTTTTTTCAAATAAATTTAATGCTTCTAATTGAATATTATTCAATTGTTTAACACGATTATTTCTCTCAATATATTCAGAAAAAATAAGAGGTTCGGATTCTCCTTGAGACATTATATAAATAGATTTAAATTTATAAATTTAAATCTATTTATAAATTATATTTTTTTAGGTTCTTCGTTTTCTAGCTGCTATTAAACCTGGAGCAGATGAAGAACCTACAGTTGAACTAGGCAAACTATTTGGTTTATAAAAAGCAGCCCAATTAAATAAAATTTGTTTATTTGAAGGTCTAAAATTTAATAAATTACCACCATTATTTATCCAATAATAATTATTTGTAAGTTGTCCATTACCTATACTGCTAGAACCTGTTGGATAATTACGTTTTAATATAGTATTTATTATCAAAGGATTACCACTAACCATATATAATAGTTTTATATTTTATTTTGCTCCACCACATCCGCATCCTTTACTTACATTAATGTTAATTATATTCATTGATAAATATTCTTTTTTTGAAACTACTGATTTTTGTACCATAACATTCATAGGGAAAGGTTTATTTGCAAATGTATTTATTGAAACATTATTATTATTATTATATCGATTTAAATTAATTAACATATTAATTTTATTAGGCATTTATATATTTAAATAAATATTTTATTTAATGCATAAATTACATAGTCCATTACCTAAAATACTATATTTAATTTTAGAGTATCTTTCAAATAAGAGTTGTTGATTAGGAGTATAATAATAGGGATCAGTATAGGTACCACTTCCTTTAGGTTGAACAGAAATATTAGGATTATCAAGATCTTTCCAAGAAGAACCCAAAGATTTAGCTTTTAATCTTCCTAAATATCTATCAAATGAGTTATGTTTTACATCAACACCTATAGCATTTTTACCTGCTGGACCTAAAGAACCTGGTCTTAACCTTGTAATGGATGATCTTGTAGAATTTGAACCTGGACCAGGAACATATCGTGTTTGAATATGTAGACGATTTCGATCACTAGATTGACTTTGATTAACATTATAAAAACCTTGTTTGGGTAAATTAATAGGTAAATTTTTTTTACCGCCTTGTATTGTTATATCTGATAAAACATCTATATATTGGGAAGTATCAATTCTAACTTGATTTTGTATTCTTTTTTGAGTAATTTCTTTCATTCCAGGTGTAAATAAACATGGTGTTCCTATACATCGACATTGTCCACAATTATCAAAACAAGAAGATGAACCAGAAGCATCAAATAATTTTTTACAGGAACAATCACTACTTGTATATGGAAAAGGAGAGCTCATATCTTATATTAATAAAATATAATAAAATTGATATTAATTAAATGTTTTGAATATTATTGAATGACGTTAGAATGTTATTATTGTAAAAAAAATTTTAAAAAAACTGAAAATTATAAAAAACATATTTTATTTTGTGAAATTTTATATAAATCTAAAAAAGAAAAAGAAAACGAAGAAGATAAATTTGAAAAAGTTCCATCTATAATAGAATTATTCACTTTAGTAAAAGATTTATTAATAAAATATGATAAACTACAGAGAGATAATGAAAATTTAAAACAAATAATTAATAATAGAAAAAAAAAAATAAATGTAATAGATTGGTTAAATTATAATTGTAAACCAGAAGAATCATTTATAGAGTGGTTTCAAAATATAGAATTAAGAGAAAATCAATTAGAATATATTTTTGATCAAGGAAATATAGATGGAATAATAACAATTTTACAAGAGATATTTAGTTTAGAAAAAAATTTACCAATAAAATGTTTTACTCAAAATGAAAATATATTTTATGTATTTGAAAAAATTAATGATAAAAAAGAATGGAAAATAATTAGTAATAATGAATTAAACTTATTTTTTGGAAGTTTAAATAAAAAAATTTTATCATTATTTAAAAATTGGCAAGAAAAAAATATACATAAATTAGAAAATGATGATTTTACGAAAGAATATATACAAAAAGTAAGAAAAATTCTTGGAAAAAGTGAATCTAATGAAATAGAAAATTTTAAAATAAAAAACAAGTTATTTAAAATTCTTAAAATTAATATAAAAACAATAATTGAATATGATTTTTCTTAAGTAAAAAAAATTGATCTAAATAATTAGTTAATATATATATATTATGGAACAAATAGCTGTAACAAGATTTAACGAAGAAACATGGAAGGAAAATTATATTTGGAAAATGTCAAGACAATTTACAGGATCAATATATAATTCACCAACTAAAATTTCAAATAAAATATTACCTAATAATATCTTATTTATTTTAGAAATGAATAATTCATTAAATAAAATTATGGGTATAGGATTAATTAGAAATTATCTTAATTTACAAAAAAAAATAAAAATTTATAAAGATGACAATTATAACAGATTTACGTATAAAAGTAAATATAGACTTGATATTAAAGATATATCAAATACAGATATTAAAATAATTGAAGTTTTAGAAAAATTGTTATTTAAAGGTCCAAAACACATGAAACGTGGTCATGGAATTCAATTAATATCTGATTGGATTCAATACAATAAAGTTTTTAATTTTAGTAAATTTATAAAAGAATTATTTATTAAAAAATATAGAAAAGATAATATAGATTTGTTTAATTAAAATAAATATTTATAAATATATTAAACAATGAATAAAATACTATTATAATGAAACTATATTTTTTTTATATAATTAGTAATATCTCTGCCTACAACTTACCTCCTATAAATTCAATTTATAATAAGAATATTAATATTCCTTTTGTAGGTTCCCAATTAATTGAAACAAAAATGATATCAAATAATAAAGCTAAAATTAAATTATCAGGAATAGTAAATACTAATGGATTAGCTTTTTATTATTTAAAAAATAATGAAATAAATATAAAATTAAGCAAAGATTTGGAAAAATTATTAAGTGATTTAAGTTGTGAATTTAGTGAACCAAATTACAATAAAAAAAAAGACCAAGTTTCATTTAATATATATATTAAAAAAATTTATTTTAACAAAAAAATAATTTTAAATAAAAATAATTTTAAATAAAAAAAATTATATTTTAAAAACATATATATATATATTTATGGAATATTTAATTAGTTATAAAGCTCCTGTATCTCAATTATCATCAACACAATTTCACGCTCTTACCCATAATGGTCCTTATATAGATGCTCATTTTGGTCCTTTAACAAAAAAAACTCCTGTAGGACAAACTTATTATGTTCGACCTTTAACAGAATATTTTCCCCCTTGCAAAAATAATGTTAAAGAAGGATGTGGTTGTGGAGGTAAAGGAGATGGCCAATTAAAAATACAAATCAAAGATTGTATTCCATTTATCCATGCTCAAACCAATCAAGTTTGTGAAGATATTAAAGTAAATGGAATTATTAAAATTTATCCTTTTGAATGGAATGGTAATTCTGCAAAAATTTTACCTAATCAAATAGTAGATGTTAATATAAAAGTTAAAAATTATACAAATTTAGTGATGCAAGGACTTCATATTCATGATGGTATAAATAAAGGAGGATTAACAAGCTTTGGGCCAATATCATATTTTTTATATACTACACCAGCTTGGCAAAAAAGATTTAATATGTCAAAAGAATCACAAGATTTTTCTAAACATTATAGTCCTTTGCCTGCTGTAAATACAGCAATCTTAGATTCTACTACTCTTCTTAATTATTGTAAAAAAATTCCTATACATAAAATTTAATAATTTTACACCTTTTAACATTTAAATATTGATTTTTATAATAATTAGGTAAAAAATTATCAATTTATATATTAAAATTTGTGTATATGAATTGGGTTTTCATGAGATTCGGTAGCCCCAAGTAGTGGTAATTTATGATTTAAAAAAATATTATTATTATATTTAATAATTTTATCACCTAATTTATTTCTAATTAATATAAATTTTTTCTTATATAAAATTTGATTTGATAAATTTATAGATAAATTATTTTTAATAATTTTACTACTGATTGTTAATGACATTATAATTAAATATAATATATAATTTATTTAAATATTATTTAAATAAATTATAATTAACTAATGTTTACAGATAAATATCCACAAGATGATTTAACGTTTTTAGAAGATGTTAGTCTACATGATGGAATACCAAAACAATATTATAATTTAAAAAATAAAATATTTAATGATTGGGAAATTCCTCCTTGGGAAGTAGTAATTTATAAAAACCGATTAATAGGTCAAGGATCATTTTCTAAAGTATACTTAGGTAAGTGGCGAAAAACTTTGGTAGTCGCAAAAGTTGTTGATCCTGATGTTATAAAAAATAAAAAAGAATTAGTTTTAAGAGAATTAGATAATTTAACTAAATTACATCATCCAAATATAGTACAAATATTAGGATATATAGATGATCCATTTATAATAATTCTTGAATATATCCCTAAAGGTGACCTTTTAAAAAATACTCCTAATTTATGGAAAAGTCAAAAAAAGAAAATTATGATAAATATATTACAAGCTCTAGCATATCTACATAATAGAAAACCTTATAAATTAATTCATAGAGATATAAAACCTACTAATATTTTATTAACAAATTCTTTATTTGCCAAAATTACAGATTTTGGTTTATCTAAATTTACCAAAACAGATAATATTTGTAGTTTATCAAATGAAATATTTTCAGAATTTAAAAATAATAATAATGAAGAACTAACAAATAATGTAGGGACAGAAAGATATTTAGCACCGGAGATGCCTTGTTCAAACTATACTAATAAAATAGACATATATGCAACTGGTATTTTATTATATGAGATGTTTGAAAATAAAAGATATATACCTAAAAAAAAATTATCTTGGTATTGGACTCCTAAAAACATTAAAAATATTATAATAAATAATATGTTAAATCATGATCCTGATAAAAGACTATCAGCCCTAGAATTATTAGATTTATTTAAAAAAATAAAGATAACATTTTAATTAGTTTGTAAATCCGAATAAGAAAGTTCACGTTTATAATAATCTAAATGAGCGTTCTCATTAGCTAATTTAGCTAAATGTTCATCTAATTTATTTTGTTCTTTTTTTATTTTTTCATCTAATTTTAATATTTTATTTTGTAAATTTTTTACTTTTTTTTCAGATTGTTTCATTAGCTTAACTTTTTTTCTAGATTCTTTAACCTTTGTTGATAATTTAGTACGTCCTGCTTTATTTCTTCTTGTCTTTTCCATTTATATATATTTAAAATAAAATATTTTAAGTATATATAATGTCTTATAATAGAAAAAGAAAAACAAAAAAAAATAAACGTAAAAAACATAATAAACATAATAAACATAATAAACATAAAAATATTTCAAATAAAGCAGGGGTTTTAAATAGAGCTTCATTGCGTTTGTCTATTCCTTTAGAAACTGAACATCAAGTAGATGGAGAAATAGCTGCTGCTGATGTTCTTGAACATTTAGAAGGCCTTCCACAAGATCTTCCAAATGAAGAACATGGAATAGGTGCTGATAGAAGAATGAAATGGCTAAAAGATAGAGATTTTGAAGCTTTATTAGAAGATATGAAAAGAGTAGGAATTAATAATGTTTGGAGAAGAGAACAATTTAAAACTCCATCTCTATCGAAAAGTAATAGACAAAGATATTTAAATGAAATTGCAATACAGAAAGGATTAAAACCAGGTGGTGATTGGAATATAGTTAAAAAAAGATCACAAAAAAGAAAAACAAAATAGATTACTAAATTATATAATATAATTTAATAATTAAATTAAAAATTTTAATTTTCTATATCAATTAAATTAGCTTCTTTAACATTTAATTTTATAGGTTTTATTTTTTTTTTAAGTTCTTTTATTTCTTCCTGTAATTCTAAATTACATAATATAACTCTATCTTTATTTATTTTTTCTTTGTCAATCTCTATTTGTTTTTGCAATATTAATTTTTTTAATTCTTTATTCTCTTTACATTTTTTTTGAAAAGCATTAATTAATGTATCACAATCACCTAAATTTTCTTTATATTCTTCAGTTACAGGTATTAAAACATTTTTTTTATGCTTAGGAGTTTTCATATGACTTGAACGAAATTTAGTTGAATAATCGCAAGTTAAATATTTATTTTTACAACATATAAATCCAATAGGATATTCTCTTCTCATTTCTGCTAGATCTAAATCTCTAGCTTCACCAGTAGATTCATTAATCCTGGGACAATAATTAGGAAGTGTTTGCCCAAGTGGATATTGCATAATATGTTTTACAATAATATATTTAATACTTTATTATTAATTTCAATTTTCTATTTATGCTTTAACAATAAAAGTACTTATTTATAATTAATAAAAATTTTTTTCATTTATAAATCTACCTAAATTTTTACGATTACTAATATCACTTTTAAATTTATATTTTCCTATATGATTTAAATTATGTTTTATATTAATCCAGATACTTCCACCTTCATCAATTACTCTTTGACAAAAGGAATAGTCTTCAGATAAATATTGATTATTTTTAATCATACAACAAAAAAGACCAATTATTTTATCATTATCTTTTGATAAGTTATCAGTAATAATAGTTAATTCAGTATGTTTATTATATAATTTTTCTAATATATTTCTTTGTATCATCATAAAACCAGTAGATGCATGTAATACTTTTATATAATCTCCATCTGTTATAACTTTATTATCATGATTGTAGATTGCATTATAAGTAAAATCAAGACCACGAGATTCTAATGATTCATTAGAATCTCTTTCATTTTGCATTGAATATATTAATTTATTAAAATTATAATCTTTCCTAGGATATGCACAACATGCTACATCTTTTTTACTTAATAATAAATCTAATACAGCTTGGGCAGGAAATTCAATATCTGAATCAATAAATAATAAATGAGTAAAATTTGATTTAATAAAACGGCTAAGCGAATTATTTCTTGCTCTTGGTATTAAGCTTTCATTGCCTATAAAATCTATTGTAAAAATAATATTATATTTATTTAATATAGTTGATAAATTTAATATACTTATCATAGTATGCATAGTAATCATAGCATCATAACAGGGTATAGATATAAATAATTTTATATTATCAAAATCTCCATTACTATTTTCTATCATTTTTATATTTAACAATAAAATTTTATATTACTTTAAATAAGTTTTATTTATAATAATATTTTTTATTTAAAATTTATAATAAATTTTATAATAATTTTTATAATAATTTTTATAATTAAATATTACAAAAAAAAATTATAATAAATTGATATGTTAATTTATTATAATATATTTATATATTATTTCATTATTATTTAAATATAAAATTAATTTAAAAAGAATATATATAAATATATATTGACATCGTGGCCGAGTGGTTAAGGCGATGGACTGCTAATCCATTTCCCTATGGGATCGCGAGTTCGAATCTCGTCGATGTCGATGTAAGTTAAATTTTTTTAATATATATTTTAAATAAATTAAAAAAATTGAAGTAAAGATAATAACAATATATTAAATTATGGAATTAAATAATAACCAAATAAATGCTATAGATGAAACAATAAATAATAATTTTAATTCCGGCATTATAGCACATGCGACAGGTACAGGAAAATCATTAATAGGTATAAATATAGTTCATGAATATGTGAAAAAATATTGCGATAGTAATATTTTTTGGCTATGTGAATATAAACAAGTAATAAATGAATTATTTAATAATAAAAATTTTATTATTTATTTAAATAAGATAAAGAAAACTCATAAAATTTTAAATTTTTCAGAAAATAAAAAAAAAGATTGGTATAAAGATATAAATAACAATAATAATTCTTTTGTATTTATCAATAGAGCATTTTTAACAAGTCAAAATAAATATAAAAAAATAATTAAAAATATAGATTTAATAATTCATGATGAGTGTCACTCAATTAAAAATAAAACAACTAGCGATTTCTATAAATATATTCAAACATTAATGCCTAATATAAAAATAATAGGTTTAAGTGCAACTCCATTAATTAAAGAACCATTTTTAAAAATTATAAATCATTATACATTATATGATGCTTTATGTGCAAAATCTATAGTAAATCCAAAAATTATTTGGTTTACAAAAGAAGAAACTTTAACTCAAATGGATATAATAAATCAAGTAAAGTATTTAATAGAAAGTTTATATTATAAAAAGATAGTAGTATGGTGTGGTTTAATAAAAATCTGTAATGAATTATATAAAACTTGGAGTAAATATTTTACAGATTTTACAGTATGTATTGATACTAGCGTATCAAATAGTAATAATAATTTTGAAAAATTTAAAAATTTAGATTGCAATGGAATATTATTTTGTGCTGCTAAACATAGAGAAGGAAGTGATATTAAAAATTTAGATGCATGTATATTTATGGATAAAGTTCAAAAAAGATCTGCTAAAACTTTTGTACAATGTGTAGGTCGTGTATTACGAATCCAAGAAAATAAAAATCATGGTTTAATTATAGATATAAAAGCTAAAAATGCTTATGATATAATCAAAAGAATGGCATTATATTTAAATAATGACAAAGAATTTCCATACACATATAATTATTATTATAATGATAATCAAAAAATAAAAATAAATAATTTATTTATCAAAGATAAAAACAATACTATAATAGATGAGGAAAATTTAATAGATAAATACATTGATGAAAAAATAATATGTAACAAATTTAAAAGACAGTTACCAAATACAGAAATATATAATAAAAGATTTAAATATGAAATAGATTTATTTATTAAAAAAGATTTATTAAAATATTTAAATTTTGCTACAGAAATATTAGAATTAACAAAAGACATACCACATGTAACAAGAGGATCTTGTGGAAGTTCTTTATTATGTTACCTTTTAGGCATTACCCATGTTGATCCAGTTGAATATAATATTAAATTTGAAAGATTTTTAAATGAATATAGAAATAATCTACCTGATATAGATTTCGATTTTCCACATAATTTACGAGATGAAATATTTTATAGACTTGAAAAAAAATGGCCAGGAAAAATAGCTAGAATAAGTAATCATGTGCATTACCATGAAAAATCAGCTAAAAGAGCTGTATTAAAAGAATTAGGATATAATAAATTTATTGGTAAATATGAAATTGATGAAATAATAAAAAAATTACCTAAATCTACTAAAGTAATTTTTAATAATAAAGTTAAACAATTAGAAAATAAATTTAGAATGTATTCATTACATTGTGGTGGTATAGTATTCTATCCAGAAGGGGTACCAGATTATATAAAACATACTTCTAAAAGTCAAAATGTTATTAATCAAATAACATTAAACAAATATGATATTTCTAATGAAAAAAAATTTAAAATAGATATTTTATCAAGTCGAGCTTTATCACAGTTATACTATGTTGATAAAAATTTACCATTTTTAGAATTTTCAAATATTCAAATAGATGAAAATGTAATTAATATTTTTAAAAAAGGGAATAATATAGGTATTACATTAGCAGAATCGCCACTTATTAGAAAAGCAATGATAAATGTTCAACCAAAAAATATATCTGATCTTGCTCTTATCTTAGCAATAATTCGTCCAGCAGCAAAAGATGTAAAAATAGAAAAAGAATTAACTAAAGAAGACTTAGTATTTGATGATGATGCTATAGATTTTATAGCTGAATTTTGTAATATTGATCTAGCAAAAGCAGATTTTTATAGAAGAGGTATTGCAAAAAATAATTATAGTATTATAAATGAAATAAAAAAAATGTTACCAAAAAATAAAATAAAAAAATTTGAAAATATTTGTGAAAATTTACAAGGTTATGGATTTTGTAAAGCACATGCATTTTCATATGCACAATTAATTTACAAATTAGCTATAATAAAGTTTTATGAAAAAGAAAAATTTTGGGAGGCAACATTAAAACATTGTGAATCTAGTTATAGAAAATGGGTACATTTATTTGAAGCATATCAGGCAAATATAGATTTTACAAATATATATCTTCAAGAAAAATCTGTATACTCAAATAACAAAAATAATCAGATTTTTAAAGTAAATCATGAGGAACATTTTTCCAAATATGGAATTTGGAATTTAAAATTATCAAACTTTTATCCAAAATGTTATGGATTTTTACAAAATAATACATATCATTTTAAAGGAATAATAGCTTCTATAAAAGTTCTCACAAATATTATTATATTTTATATATCTATTTCATCTCAAAAATATATAGAAATAGTAACAGATAATAAAAAAAAACATTTTAATAGCTTTAAAAGTAAAGGAATAAAAGGAATAGGAAAACTACAAGATTCTTGTATTGTTTCTATTAAATCTAGTATATATCAATTCTTTTAATTAAAAATTGAATAATTATTTATACATAAAAAAATTTTTTATATGAAAAATATTGATGATATTGAAAATTACAATATTAAAATTTTAATTGAAGAATTTTTAACATACACTTTATCTATAGAAGATAAAAAAGTTAATATTCTAAAACAATATTATTATAATTGGGCATCACAATTTTTAAAAATTAATGATATCCAAGACTTTAAAATAGGATCTAATAAAAATAAAATATTATTATTCTTTTACTCAATTAAAGAACCTAATAAATATTTAATTTTAAAACTTGATTCAAATTCATATTTTATTTATAATAATGAGTTAAAGCAAAATATGATACCATCAACAAATAATAATTATATTAAATTAAATTCTTATAATAAAGATTTTAAAAATTATCAGTGTTTTAAAATATGTTCTATTCAATAGAACATATTTTAATGATATGAACAACCAGCCATACTGTTATTTTTTAACACATCATTTTCAGGTTTTAAATCAGATAATGAAAATTTCTTATATTTTATATTCATATTATTTTCATCAATTTGCATAACTAAATTACTATAAGTTGCACTAATATCTTGTAATTGTGTATTGCTATATCTAATTAGTTCTCTATACTCACCTAATGATTTTGTTAATATATTTATTACTTTATCTTTAGATAATGATCGTAAATTTTGATTACATAAATATGAAAATAATTCAATTCCTACAACACTTAATATTTCATAAATATTATGTATTTCTGTTATTTTTTTTAATACTATATCATTTCTATATACTGCATCTGCTAATTCTTCTTTACTTTTTTCCTTTAAAATATAAAGAATTCGTAACTGTTTATTATCTCTTAGTTCTAACATTTTTTCTCTAATTCTTACTAATTCATGATTAGTTATATGCCCTACAAATCTATGCCAATCTGAAATATTTTGACACAGTTGAGATTCTATTTTATTAATATTATTTAAATAATTAAGAATATTATTTCTTAATTGAAAATATGTACATAATCCTCCACAAAATACATCCCCAGGTTCTCTTGGAATAGCACCATTGTTAATTTCACGTTGACGATTATAATAATGAGGATTATGAATGTGTACATTATGTAATGTTCTTCCTGTTTTCCAACTAAATGTAACTTCACATTCTGTACACCACATTTGATCACATCCAGAAATCTTAAAAATCCTAATTCCACAATTAGGACAAGGTTTGGTATCTTTTTTAATAAGTTCAGCACTTTGTACACTATTTGGATTACAGGTATGTTCATCAGTTTTAGAATGACCAATAATTTCATGACAATTATTACAAGTATACAATTTACAAATTTCACATTTATATTGAGTAGAAAGGAATCCTCTACAATCATTATTTGGACAAGGCATTATAAATTTCTTTTTTTCCTCTATTTTTTCGCCTGTTTTTTTTATATTTTTAATATTATCATACTTTATAAATTTTTTATGTCTTAATGTATCTAAAAGTTTTTTGACTTCAGACATTTGTTTTTCAATTTCTTTAATCTCTTTTTCTTCTTCTTTAATTTTTTTATGTGTTTCAGCCGCTTCTATTGTGGTAGGTAGCTTACTAATTTCACTTTCTAAAAGAAATTGTTTTCTACTTTTTTTATAATCTTTATCAAAGAAAGATTTATTTGTTTGTTCTATAATAAATCTTTGATTCCATGCGTGTTTACAATTCATACAATGAGGTTCTTTTTGTGTGATTAGATATTGTCTTACACAAACTTTACAAACATCAAAATTACATCCATTATTACTACATTCAATCTTTTTTTTTGTGCTTTTATTAAAGTTCTCGCAGCATACAAAACAAGAACTCATTTTTTTTTATTTTTAATTAAAATTGAATTTTTATTTCAATTTTTTATTTAAATAGAATAATTATATATATACAATGTCCAACACATTAAATAATATAGAACCTAAATCATTTAATCCAAGAAAAATGTCGAGAGATGATCTATTAAAATTCTTAAAATTACCTAATAATGCTTCAAAATTAGAAATTACTGAAAAAGTCGCTTTTTTATTAGACAATCAAGATGATCCAAGTATTAAAAATTTTTTATACCTAATTTTATATTTATTAACAAAAGAAACCAATAATTTTTCTGAATCTGTTTTTCATGATCAATATTTAGATGATGATCCTCAAAATACAACTGTATTAGGACCTAATACTGTACAAATTCCTACAAGTCAACCCTCAGAATATGTCTATAGTAAACAAGTAGAAGAAGGAAAAAAAAATCCAATTTATATTGAAACTTATAAAAGTTTTTTAGCTATTAATAGTGCTTTAAGACCTGAACCAATGACTTCACCAAGTGAAGATTTTACATTAAATGTTAATTTTACTAATGTTTTATCTATAAGATTAAGTTCAATCTTTATTTCTCCTTCTTGGTATAATTTTGATCATACTTTTAATAATTTATCTTTTGCTATTAAAGGTTTTGATCTCTCTCAAAACCAAATATATTGTGTTAATATTCCTCCTGGATACTATAATTTAGATAATAGTAGTAATAGTTTATATTTAATAAATGTTTTAAATAATGCAAAATTACAACCCTCAGGAACCCCTGTGAATACATATATTGAATTTACTTATGATAGTAGTACCAATAAAATTTCAATAAAAGAAAAAAATAATAAAGCAGGACAATTAATTTTTTATTCACCTACATCTGGTTATTGTGATCTTAGTTCATGTTATATAAATTCGCTTCCTAAATTAAATTATAATTTAGGATATTATCTTGGTTTTAGAGGATCTAGATTTAATAAAGATAAAACACTCTTATTTGGTCAAACGGGAATTACTCAAGAAGATTGGGATAATAATAGTTTAATTATAACATGGGATTCTACCAAAGGAAATGCTATTAAGCCTAGTGAATCTGTAACCGCACTCGCACAAGTAAATTTAAATACACAAATTACAGCAATTTTAAGTATAGATGATTTTAATTCCAGCACATTTTCCGATAATGTACATTTAATAGATCCTCCTAATAATAATATTTCTTTACCTAGTTATTATAATAAAAATATACCCTGTGATACTTCTGGAAATATTCCAAATACAAGAAAAACAACAGTTTTTACTCAAAATCCTAGACAATATACTTATGCTCAATTATATACAATTCAAGAAATACTAAACCAAAATTCTAATAATTATTATTTAACTCCTTCTTTAGGTTACTATTCGGCTGGAGGAAATACATTAGCTACATTTAATTTAATATGTAACGAAAATTTTTATAAAATATTTTCATCTGACGATAATAAACCAAGATTGTATAGTGGAGGGGTGAATATAGGAAAAATAAAAGTTACTTTGACAACTATAAATGGAATTCCATTAAATTTAAACTTTGGAGATTGGGAAATTGTATTAGAAATAACACAACATTATCAAAATTTAAATTCTTAATTAAGACTTTTACTATAATTAATAAAAATTATTATCTTTTATATTTTTTAGATTTTTTATATTTTTTAGATTTATTAGATTTTTTATATTTTTTAGATTTATTAGATTTTTTAGATTTTTTATTTTTTTTGTTATTTCTAGAGTTTCTATATTTTTTAGATTTTTTGGTAATTTTGTTTATGGAACCACCGCTAATTGACCAGCCACCAGGAGTTTGTGGAGGAAAATTAGGAGGATCGTTTATAGAAGGTGGATTACTAAAATAGTTTGAAATAGTAGTTCCATTATTATTAGTACTTAAACCTGGCCAAGTGTTTATATCTGATCCCTCCCATGGTTTTCCTACAAAAACATTAAAAAATTTACTATTTAAATTATTTTGGCTACTTTGCTTATTCATATATTATATAATTCTAAAAAAATATATAATTTAAGTTTAATATATAATAATAATATATAATAGATGGAAAATCAAATAAGATATTTAAAAGGTGAAGCTTTAAAATTTCATAGACTTTATAAAGAATATGAACAAAAAGGAAATAATAGATTAGCTGATATAAATAAACAAAAAGCTTTTGAATATCTTAAACGCGCTAAAACATTAGAAAATATAGAAAATTTACAAAAAAAAAAAGATAGAAATCTACAACGAGCAACACAAGATGCAGAATTTAGAGAAAAATTACTAAGAAATGTAGATTTAGTAACACAAAAAAATAGAACTAGACGTAGAGAAAAAGAAGGTCATAGAAATATTACTCTTTCTCGTAGATCAGAAGATAAATCTCCACTTAGATCTCCTATTGTTATTGAAGAAAGTCCAATGTTTAATCCAAGAAATACATTAGGAGAAAGTAGTAGTTTGCAAGATTTTTCTGAATTTATAGCTCAGGATATAGAAGAATCAGAAAGAATAGCAAGAGATCAAGAAAGAGATTTAGAAGAACGTAAAGCAGAATTATTAAGACTTGCTGAATTAACAGGAATTAATATTGATGAATATTTAAATGAATGTCCAATTAGACCAATTGCTATTCCAACAGAACCAGCTCCTTCTCAACCATCAAAATTAAAATTATGGCTTAAAAAATTTTGGCAATCGATAAATTGCTCTGGATATCAAGGAGGTAAAAAAACAAGAAAATATAACCTATATAGAAAATATAAAAATAAAAGTAGAAAAAATAAAAGTAAAAAAAATAAAAGTAAAAAAAATAAAAGTAAAAAAAATAAAAGTAAAAAAAATAAAAGTATAAAAAATAAAGTTAATTAAATAAAAGTAGAAAAAATAAAGTTAATTAAATTATTTAAATTAATTTTTGTAGGATATATTCAATAATATCAGTTGATAAATTCCATTTATCATTATTAAATATAGGTTTTATATATTTAATACCTAATGGTTTATATAAATTAAAAAATTGTTTTCTTAAATAATATTCTATAAATACATCTGAAAGCTTAATTGCTGGAAACCAATTTCCAGCACAAATTATAGAAGAACAACAAAAGCATTCTTTTTTGGGATTAATTATTTTATTAGGAATTTTATTTAAATAATGTATATTTAAATTAAAAATAAAAAACCAAATTAAAAATATATCATAACTATCTAAATTTAAACTTTTATTAATTTTATTTCCAATTTCTACCGATTTACAAGCCCAATTAGTATAATTAATATCAAAATTATTAAGTTTATTATTTTTTAAATAAATACAAGGTGGTTTAAATGGATATAACTGAGGTATTTTAATTAATATAGAATTATCATTTTCTATATTTTTTTTATTATAGATAATTAATGAAAAATTATTTTTTGTTTTTGGATAACATTCCTCATAATAATAATATTCTAAATTATAATTGTTAGATAAGGGATGAGATAAAAAATTTTTAATTTCTGCTGAAACTCTTTTATGAGACATTATTTATTATAATAGATAAAATTTAAATTATTAATTAATATCATTTATTTTTTTTATAATTAATTCTTCATTATTACAAATATATTTAATAATTTCATAATAATGAGGTCGTATAATATTTTTTGTATTAATTTTTTTTAATTGATTTACTGAAAACCATTTAATTTTTGTTTTTTCAAAAAGACCATTATCGCCTTGAATAATATTTTGAGAGAGAGATTTTTCTAAAAATCTATTATTTTTATTAAAATAAATAGGTAAACAGTAAGAATATGGATATTTAAATAAATAACTTGTATATCGATCATTTTGGTAACTAATTATTAAGTTTTTTTTTAAATTATATTCTATTTCATTAAAGTCTCCCAGATAGCCATTTAGTTCTTCCGTACCTTCTCTAATTGCAGTTCTAAATTGATCTTCTCCATTTTTGGAACCACCTCCAAAATCTGACCATAAACAGTTATATCTTTCTTGACCTAATAAAATAAATAAACTACCTTTATATAAAGCAACTGGTAAAATGCCTGCTCCCATTATTTAATTTTTAAATTTATTAAATTTTATTTCAATTTATTAAAAAAAAATAAATAATTATAAATTATTAATTAACATAATTAGATATTATAACCAATTACTAAATTTGTTTCAATATCTCTTATAAATTTGTCTCCATCAATTTCGACTAATCCGGTATCCCAATTTTTTAATTTTTGGAAATCTCTGATTACATTTTTAGTACCAAAATATGGATGCTTAAGAATTTTATCTTGGTAAAAATTATGACCTAGACAAATACAAGGAATATTTTCTACAATAACTATATGATAATTATCCAATATTAAATTATAAACTTCAGTTACATTTGAAATTTGTTCTTTATTAACCATATTAGGAAATATCCATTTATTACTTAAATTAATAGGATGCCATGGTGTTATATAAATACCATTTTCTGTATAATTGTTAATATGAACTAATTTAATTGGAGATTTATAAATAGTTTTAACAACACATATAACACTTGCAGTTACATAATCATTAGTTTCATAATTAATACCATCCATTGATAATACTTTATCTCCTTTTTTTATATTTTTAACTTGTTTTTGAGTTGAATTTGCCATCATAATTAAACTATCACCTTTATAACAACCCCCATTTACATCATTATATATTGAAAGAGAAGTCATTGATAAACTAGTATAATTTGAATTCAAATTTTGGTAGGAAGAATATTGAGAATCAAAATTTACCTTAGATGGAGTAGGAGGAGGTAATGAATCAAAAATATCACTAGCTTTATCCACAATTTTGTCAAAAACACTCCCTCCAAAAACACATGCTTTATCTTTAAAATTCGGTTTTATTTGTTGATTAAGAGATCGACGTAATTGATCTAGATAAAGTTCTCCCCAGATCATAAAATATTTTTTTTCTGATGCTAATTTAATTTCACCTTCGCTATCACTTCCAGATAAATTTTCAAGCATTCCAATAATTAAAGAAGATTTTGTATAAATAGCTGATCTAAGTTTAATATCCATCTCATTAATCAGTAGTTTACTCTTTTCAAAGTCTCTGCATTTATTATAATTAATAACTGAAGTTATCATTTCAACTAATTGATAACGCATAAAATGATCATTAACTGCATTATCATCTACATTTAAACTTTCAATATTATCCATTTTAATAATATAATTATCTGAAGTATATTGATTATTTCCAATAGTATAAGTAAAGTAATATTTTACTTCTTTTTCTTCTTTTTCTGTTGATCTAAATATAATATCTCTAGATTGTTGATATTGTACAGTTCCTAAGTCATAAATAATATTTTTATTTTCATTATTTTTATAACTTGCATAATCTCCATATATATAGACACCTGGTGTCATAACATGTAATTGTAAATTTACAACTACTGTACAAAGAATTGTTGAAATAAAATTACAAAATACTGTTGCAATCATATTTCCATCTGGAATATGACCATTTCCACCATTTGCATATTTGGCCATATTATAAAGTAATTCTCTTTGAAGATTATATCCAAAACCAAATGTATAAATTGGAAATGTAAAATTATTTTTTTCTCTAAGTTTTTTAAGTGTTTCGACTTCACCACGAGCAGGAGAAATATTAGGTTCTCCATCAGTAAATAATATGATTTGACCATTTCTTGATTTATCTTCTCGATCATTAAGAATTGATATTGCTTTATCAATAGCTCCCCAAATATTAGTTTGACCTCTAGGTTTTATGTTTTCAAACAGACATAAACATTTACTTTTATTAATTTTATTCATAGTATTTAATTGAAATACTACTTCTATGTTATTATCAAATGCAATAATAGCACATCTTGATTTTATATCTAATGTTTCAACAACAGTTTTTGCTGCATGGTTTACTATATCTTGAATTGAAAATCCATTTTCTAATTTATTTCCCTTACCATCTTTAGCTTGAACTAAAGCACCCATGGATCCAGACCTATCAATTGCTAAAATAATATCTTGAGATAAATGATCAGTTTCAGAACAATCAAATAGAGTATTATCAATATTAAATGAAATCATATATTTATCATTACTATTATTAGTAGTAATTTTATGATTTAATTTAATTGTGTTTATTGAAAAATCATAATTTTGAGATATTTTAGGTAATGATCCTAAACAACCTTTATGATATTCATCACAAAGAAATCTAATATTTGCATTTACCTTTAAATCACTAATTTTCATATGTTCTCGTGTTTGAGGAGAAATAGGATTTCTTTGTAACCATTCAATAATTGCATCTTTCTCATAGTTATGCCCATCTGGAGCTTGCATAGGTTCACGCATTACTTCTTGAGTTATAGGACATGTAATGGTTTGAACAATTGCTTCAGATAATTGAGAAGTTTGAGTATTAGTATTCATTATTATAAATTATTAATTTATAGAACTAATTCTATTTCAATTTTAAAATTTTAAAAATTAAAATAAAATTTTTTATTTATTTTTTTTATTTTTTTATTTTTTTATTTTTTTATTTTTTTATTTTTTTATTTTTTTTTATTATTTTCTTTTTTATCTTTAATATTAATTTTATTAATAGGTAAATAAATTTCTACTAATATTCCATAATGATCAGAAGCTAAAGGTTCTTTAAATAAAATTTTAGAATAATTAAATTCAATATTTTTAAGAAAAATATAATCTATTTTTTTATTAGAATTTTGTGTATAATAGAAATTTTGAGTTAATATATTATTTATATCCCAGGTAAATTCATTATCATTTAATGAATCTACAAAATTTTCTTCAATTTTAATTAATTCTTTATAGTCTTTAGTAGAATTAAAATCACCTAATAATATGCAATTTTTATAATTACTTGATATATTATATAATTCATTTATTTGTTTTATTCTATATTTACATTTTTTTATAGGCTGATTTAAATGAGTATTTATTAAAATTAATTTACTATTATTTAAATTTATAATTAATTTTTGATAACCTCTTTTATTTATTAAATTTAAAAAATCACCATTTTGTTCTTTAAAATCATAATAAGTATATTCAATATCATCTTTATTTATTAATTTTTTTTTTATCAAAGTAATTAAACCACCATTTATTTCATTTAATAAAAAATTATAAGCTGTGGTATTTTTTAATACAAAATTTACTAATAAAAACATTAAACATAATCCAAACACGTCTTTAATAAAATAATATAAAAAAAATAGTATTATAAATAAAATAGAATATTGAATTACAAGATTTTTTTCAGAATAATAAAAGTTATATTTACATTCTAACCTACTTTTTAAATTATTAATCAGTACTTTATTACCTACTTCTTGAAGTGATAAGATATCTAAATCACTATTTAATATATGATCAATTATTTTAGTTAATCTTTCATTATCTTGATTTAAATGAAAACCCCATGGTGATCCACAATATATATTCCAGGTTCCAATTTTATATTTATTTATACTCATATATTATTTATTTATTAAATTATTATTTTTAAACAAATTTAAAAATACAAATAATAATTATTTTTTTTTAGATTTACGTTTTTTATTTAAATTAGAATGTCGTTTAGTTTTTCTTTTTTTTCTTCTTCTTCTCATTGAGCCTCCAATTTCAGAAGTATTTTTTAAAAACTGTTTTTCAATTCCAGATATTCTATCTTCAGTTTTTAAAATCTTTTTTTCTTCTTCTTTAATTGAATTTTCTTGATCTTTTAATTCATCACTTTTTCTTTCCATTTTTTCTTTCTCTTTATTTAAATCTTTGGTTAATCTCTCTACATTATGTTGAAAATTCTGTATTCCATTTTGAGTTTTTTGTGTAGCATCTTGGATAGCATCTAAGTGTGTTTCTACTTCAGTTTTTAAATCATTATCAACCTCTTCAGCATTATTTTTAACAGTATTTCTAATTTGATTAATTGAATCTTGAGTTGTTTTGGATCCTTCATCAACTACATTTTGTAAATATCCAAATGCATTTTTAACATGTCTACCAACGTGTTCATCAAAACATTCTGTTAAAGTAGGTCCAGATCCATGTTTAACTTTTTTTTTTCTATAATATTTACGTGTCATATAATATTGATTAAGAAAATAATATTTTAATCAATAATAATTAATTATAATTTAATTAATAAATATTATTTTTTATTACTTTTATTTTTTTTGTATTTTCTTCTCTTTTTAATTTTTTTTTTTGTTTTTCCACCATTTTGTTTTGTTTCACTTTGATTTAGACTTTTACAATTTAATATACATTCTTTTAACTTATTTTCTTCCATTTTTTGAGATTTAGTCTTACATCCAAAAATTTTATCTAAAAATCCTGTACATTCTTTTTCTTGTTCTGGTTTCATAACTATATCTTGATTAATTTTTTTTTCATTATTTATTTCTGCCTCTTCATTGTTTGATAAAACATTTTGTTTATTTGTATTTTCATTATCAATTATTCCTTGATTAGATTCTGACATACTTTCATTTTGTCCTCCTTTTGCATTATGTTTTTTTCTTTTTCCTCCATTTTGATTAGTAGATATTAATTGATCAGCTATTTTATTAGAATTAGTAAGAGCTTCTTTTAATCCTTTAATTTGTCCTTCATATGATTTTGTTTGCTCTTTAAGTTGGGATAACATATCTACCATTTTTTTACCAAATCCACCTCTTTGTTTACACCTTATAGTTTCTTTTTTACCTGCCTTTAGGTTATTAGTTCTTTTTTTAATTGAGTTTGTAGTATTATTAACTACTTCTTCAACTTGATTTGTAGTATTATTAACTGCTTCTTCTAGTGAATTTGTCGTATTATTAACAGCTTCTTCTACTGAATTTGTCGTATTATTAACAGCTTCTTCTAGTGAATTTGAAATATTATTAACAGCTCCTTGAACTGAGTTCCTTACATTATTGACATGATTGTTTACATTATTTATATCTTCATTAAATAAATTATTAGCTAATCGACTTCTTGTTTTATTTTTTTTTTTTTTTCTTTTATTTTTAGAATTACGCATATATATAATATTTATATTTAAAAATACTAGAAATTAATATTATTTTATATATATGAGTGATAATATATCTAATAATTTATTTAATCAAAATGGTGGAGTATTTTCATCAGCTTTATATACAAAAAATGAAATATTTCAAATATCAAGAGAAAGTGTGCCAGATTCTTGGATTTCTGTAATAAATACCAATTTAAATAATGAAACTATTCCTAAAATTATAAAAGGAAAACCAGGTTATTCAATATCATCAACAGAGAGTATAAGTAATTATAAAAATACAAAAACAGCCTGGTTTTTATTTGGAAATAATGGCGAACCATCACAAGATTTACTAAATAATTATAGTTTAAATGATATAATAATTACATATATTTTAGCTAATACAACAGTTGAATTATTATTAAATGGAGCAAATTTAGAAGATTCTATTATATCTTATACTCCCTACGTTTATGACATATTAAGTAATAAAGAATGGAATATATGGAATTCTTTGCAATATATTTATAGATTAACACTTTATAATAATTTAATTTATAATGATTCTGTAATAGATGAAAATATTAGTAAATCTACTTTATCATCATCTTCAGAATCATCTTTTGTTCTTCCAGAAAAAACGATTGATACACAAGATCGTCAAAAAGCTGGTTCTTATTTTGATCAATGTGATGTTAACCAACCATTTTTATGTGGAAAAGATACTAATTTAGTTACTTCTAATCAATATTCTGTTGAAAGAGATCCTAGAGGATGGTGTAGAGTATCTGAACAAGACTGTAATGTTAGAAATCCAATAAATGGTAATGGACGTATATATACAAATTGGCAAACAAGTGTAAAAGCTGTTCCAAAAGCTCAACGTGAAGAATTTATAAAAAATTTACCTACTGCTGGTGTTCCAAGTCAAAATTTAAGTAATTCTTCTCAAAAATTTTTTTCGGAGAGTATGATACCTGGATCAAGAACAGGTAAACAATTTATAGTAGGAGGATTTCAAGAAAAAACAATAATGCCGGAAAGTTATATAGAATTAATAAAAACTATTTTTAATGGAATAGAATTAAAAGATATATCAAAATTAAATGCAAGCCAGGGAGAAAAAGATCCTACATTTAAAAAAACTTTGGAATATTTAAAAATATCTGGCTTTTTTGCGAAAGCAAATGAAAGTAAAATAGGACAAATAATAACTCAATTTATAACACTTCATGGTGAAAAAAAAAATTTAATACAATTTGAACAACTTATAAATATAATTATAATATATTTACGTATTTCTATTTTATGTGTAATAAATACAGATAATCCTGGCTTGAATAAAGATATATTAAAAGAAAAACCTCCATTAGAATTACCTTTGATTAACGAAGAAGATTTGGATAAGTCTTTAAATAAATCTTGTATATCTATTATTACACAAAATGAGTGTGAAGAAGCAAAAAATTGTGGTTATAGTTTAAAAAGTGGATGTGTATCAAAAGAAAAATTAGCAGAAGAATTAAAACTTGAAAATGAAAAAAAACAAAAAGAAATTAAAGAAGGAATTGAAAGAATTATAAAAGAAGGAAATAAAGAAGAAAATAAAGGAAAACTAGAAGTTTTAGAAGTTGAATTAGAACGATATACTAATTTAAGTACAGAATTATTAAATCAAAGTGGAGGTGAATCTTCATTAGAAGATATTTCGACTTTAACTCCTGAAGAAGCGCATGAAAAAATGGTTAAACAATCTAGAATTATGGATAAACAAGTTATTTTGAAACAAAATGCCATGAACATAATCAAAGCTAAAGGAGAGATGAAAGAAATAAATTTAGATAATTTACTTGATCCTATAGAAAAAGATATATTAAAAGGAAAGGTAAATTTAGAAAAAATTAAAAAATGTCAAGCAAGTAAATTATTAGAAAATATAAAAAAAATTATAGAAAATATAAACTTAATTTTAAAAAAATATCCTGATTTAAAAACAGATAAAATAGCAGAATTAATTAATTTAGCAGAAACAAGATCTATAGATTTAAAAAAGATAACAGAAGATGAAACTTGTTCATCAATTATAGAAAATGAATTAAAAAAAGCTAATATAGCAGCAAGTAAAATTGCAGCTATTGTTAAATCAAAGAAAAAAAAAACTGAAATTAAACAAGATTTACAAAAAAAAAAAGCAGCAACAACTATTGCTTCTTTTCAAAGAGGTTATACAACAAGAAAGTCATTAGAAGGTATACGTAGGAGTAAACAATTAGAATATAATTTATTAGAGAAAGAAAGAAATAAAATTATAAATTGTTTGGAAAATCTTGATTTATCAGGGAATATAAAAACATCTATAGAAAATATGTTAAATAGAGCAAATAAACTAACTCTAGCTGGTTTAGAAAATCAAGAAATAGTAAAAGAATTATTAAATAATAATAATTATAATTTTAAATCTGGAGAATTAGAAAGTTATATTCAGTGTATAAATAAATCAATGGAAGAAGGAAAGATAGATTTAAGTAAAGAAAAAGATGAAATAGAAAACATGAATGATTTACAAAAAGAAGAATTAATTAGAGATATACAAAAACAAATTTTAGGTAGTATACCAGATTGAACTATATTAGGAAAAATTAATAATACACATAAAAATTTATATTTCTTTAAATATTTTTAATAAATATAAAAAAAATAAAAAATTTTTTTAGAAAAAATTCTCAATTTAGAATTTTAAAAATTTTGGGGTTGAAATTTTAAAAAATGGAATTTAAAATTTTTAAAAAAAAGTCAAAAATTGAGTTTAGACTGAAATGCTCTAAATTTTAAAATTATATAAAAATTTTGTTACGATAAAATTTTTTATATTTTTTAAGAAAAAATTTAGGAACTTTTTGCGTCAGTATAATATGACTGACAAATACTTACATAAAAAGATCCCAAAATTTAGTTGTAAAATATGTGACTATGAATGCTGTAAAAAAAGTCAATTGGATAGACATAACTCAACTGAAAAACACAAAATACTTACAAATACTGACGCAAAAAGATATATTTGTGAATGTGGAAAAGAATACAAACATAGACAAAGTTTATTTAATCATAAAAAAAAATGTAATGAAATAAAAGGTAAAAATATAAATGAAAATATAGAATTGATAAAAAATTTAATAAATCAAAATAAAGAATTAATAAATGAAAATAAAGAAATAGTAAAAACAGTTATAAATCAGCAAAAAACTATAAATGAACTAGTACCAAAAATAGGAAATAATAATTCAATAAATTTAAATAATACAAATATCGTAGTAATGTTAAATGATAAATTTAAAGATGCTTTAAATTTAGATGATTTTATTAAATCATTAACAATAGGTTTAGAAGATTTAAATTTAACAAAAGAAAAAGGATTAGTAAAAGGAATAACAAATGCTTTTATAAAAAATTTACAAAAAATAGATGTAGAAAAACGTCCATTATATTGTATAGATGGAAAAGGGGATATTGTATATGTAAAAGATAATGAGTTATGGGAGAGAGATAATGAAAATAAAAAAATAAAAAAAAGTATAAATAAAGTAGCATATGAACAACGAAAAGCTATAGATCTTTGGACAACTGCAAATCCACAATATTTAAAAGATAATAAAAAACAAGAAGATTATATAAAATTAGTAAAGAATTCAACTCAAAGTTTAGAAAATACTCCGGAAGAAAGTAAAATAGTAAAAAATATTTTTAAAGAAATAAATGGAAATAATAAGATAGATTTATAAATAAATTATATTAAAATAAAATATAATTTATGCCAATCTCTCTAGAACCAATGGAAGAAGCTGAAAGTGAAGAAACAGAAGATAATATTAAAGTAAATGAAAGTAAAGAAAAAAGTATAAATATGATGAAAAGAGATTTAAATGATTATAGAAAACGTATGGGTAATAAAGCTAGTTTCAAAGGATGGATATCACATTTATGTCCAGAAAATGTAATAATAGATAAAAGACTAGAACAAGAAGATAGTGACTGGTTAAAATTATGGAATGAAAGTAGTAAAAGACTAACTAAAAAACGAAGCCTATTAAGACAGAGAAAAAATCAAACATTTAAAGATAAATTAATGATAAATTAATGATAAATTAATGATAAATTAATGATAAATTAATGATAAATTAATGATAAATTAATGATAAATTAATGATAAATTAAGTAATTTATTTTTGAATATTTTTATTTAATCTTTGTACAAATTTATCAATATATAATTTATTTATAGAATCTTCTAAATTTTCATAAATTTCTTCAATAGAAGGTTCTTTATTATTTTCAATTTTATATTGTTTTATAAAATTTTCAATTTGAATATCATGAATTACTAATTCTCTTTTTTTTTTAATATTTTGAACAGCTTCAATATCAGGATCTTGAGATTTTTCAGGTTCTATATACATTTTTTCAGCAACGCTGACAAGGTTATCACATATTTCAGGTTTAATAAAATTAACTTTTTTAAATTTTTTAATAAATATATTAATTTCGCTTTTATTAATACTAGGGCTTGTTTCTAATAATAAATCGTACTCTTCTTTAACAGCTTTTAAATATAAATTAATTGGGATTCTTTCTTCTCTACATTTAGCTAATTCAATATTAATATTTCTGCAAAATTTTCCCCAAGAAATTGAGCTAACTCTATGTGCTTCATATAATTCACCCACTTTTAAAAATTGTGATACAGTAGTAATAAATCCAGCTATTATATTAAATGACCCAATACCTATAGTGTAATAAAATTGGTAATCTTCTGGAACTCGTTCTTGTGCAAAATTAGCAACACCAGTTAAAGTTGAAATAAATATAACAGGAATAGTAAACCATACTTTAAGTTTATAATAGTATCTTTGACAATTACTATGTAAATATCTATAAGACATGGCTTTATCACACCAGTCAATTAAAATTTTCTCATGATAAGAGGCCCATTGTGTATTTTTTTTTGGTAAATATTTTAGAGAGTCATCATTATTTTCTTTAATTTCAATCTCTATATTTTTATAATCCATTTATATTAATAATAATGTATAATTTAAATTTTTCAAAAATAATAGAAGTAAAAAAAAAAATAGATGAAAATCTATTAAAACTACATTTAACTATTGAAGAATTAAAAAAAATTTTTACAAAATTAAATTCATCATTTAATAATGATACATCATATTTGGGAATTGATTCTTTTAATTTTCAAATAAAATTAATAGAATTTAAAATAATAAATAATGAAAAAATTTATATTTTAATAACAAATCGTTTATATAAAGATTATTATAAGTTATATAAAAATATACGTAAATACTTAGAAACTACATATCAATTTTCTTTTAAAGAAAATAATTATCCAGTTTATAAAGATTTAGAAACAGAAAAAACATATGATATTGATAATATAATAAAAATAAGAGAAGAAATAGATGAATTTATAGAATATTTAATAACAAATATCTCTCTTAGAAAAAAGAATTTAATAGAATTTAAAGAATCTGAGGAAAAAGGATTAATGTGTAATAATTATATTATAGAAGAAGAACTCTATATTAAATATTTAGAAGAAAAAACTAATTTATATAAACTCCATTTACAAACTTATAATAAATATCATAATTTATATTTACAGAGTAGTTTAACAGAAATTAAAAATTTAATAAATATGATTTCATCAGACATAAAAATTAAAAGTACGGAATCTTTAAAATTAAAAAAAGAAGATGAAAAAGAAGATGAGAAAGAAGATGAGAAAGAAGATGAGAAAGAAGATGAGAAAGAAGATGAAAAAGAAGATGAAAAAGAAGATGAAAAAGAAGATGAAAAAGAGTTAAACTTTGAATATATAAATTAAAATAAAATAATTATCAATAATTATCAATAATTATCAATAATTATCAATAATTAAAAATATTAATATAAATTTAGATTAAATAAAGTTTTAATACAAATAAAAATATTAGAAATATAAAAAAAGTTATTAATTAATGAGTAGTAAATATAAATATTTAATAATTAAAGACAAATCAATATTATAATAAAATGAAAGAAATCTGTATTTTGACTATGTTAGTTTCATCAAATTGTTTTTTAATAGGTATTAAACCTATTTTTAAAAAAGTAGATTTAAAAATGAATATAGATAGTCCATCAAAAATTTTAGAACAATTTTCAAGAGAAACTATTGGAAATTCATGGACTATTAATGAACTATCTCAAAAAGTTGAAGATAATAAAGTAGATAGTGTAAGTTTACTAGTTAAAGATAATATAGTTAATGGATTAGTAGCAATAGATAATAATTATAAAGAGGTGGTAGATAGGTCAAATTTACATCCAATAAGAACTGGTATACCAGAAATAAATAATAATATAATAGAAATTTTAAATAAAAATCATATAAACTATGATATATTTTATCAAGGAAATAGTTTTGATATAGGATCAGTATTTCAAATTGGAATGAATTTAATATTAATCTATTTTTTAGTAGTTATAATAGGAACAATAATTAGAAATAGAGGAGCAGGAGACATAATGGGAGGGATGGGTTCACTAAATCCATTAAATAATAAGGTAGACATAGTAACAATTGATACCAATATTACTACAAGATTTAGTGATGTAGCAGGTTGTGAAGAAGCTAAATATGAATTAGAAGAAATAGTAGATTTTTTAAAAGATCCTAATTATTATGTAAAAGCAGGAGCCAAAATACCAAAGGGAGCTTTACTAGAAGGACCACCTGGTACAGGAAAAACACTATTAGCAAGAGCAGTTGCAGGAGAGGCAGGAGTTTCTTTTATACCAGCAAGTGGATCAGAATTTATAGAAATGTTTGTAGGAGTAGGTGCAGCTCGAGTACGTAAATTATTCGATTTAGCAAGAGAAAATAAACCATGCGTAATTTTTATAGATGAAATAGATGCAATCGGTAGACAAAGGGGAACAGGTATAAATTCAGGAAATGATGAAAGAGAACAAACACTAAATCAAATATTAACAAATATGGATGGATTTAGTAAGGAAGAAGGCATAATAATTTTAGGAGCAACAAATAGAGTAGATATTTTAGATTCAGCATTAGTAAGATCAGGTAGATTTGATAGAAAGATAAAAGTAGATCTTCCAGATAAAGAAGGAAGAAAAGAAATTTTAAAAGTACATTTAAGAAATAAAAAAATAGCATCAGATGTAGATCTAGAAGAAATAGGAACATTAACTAGTGGATTTTCAGGAGCAGATTTAGAAACATTAGCAAATGAAGCAGTAATTTTAAGTTTAAGAAATAATAAAACAATAATAACAAGAGAAAAATTTTTAGATGCGTATGAAAAAAATACAATAGGTTTACCATCAATTAGGGAAACGCGAAATAATGAATTACTTGAATTAGTTGCTTATCATGAAGCAGGACATGCACTAATAGCATCATTATTTTCGTCATTTTATGATGTAAGAAAAGTAACAATAACAGCAAATAAAGGAGGAGCAGGAGGATATACATTATTTACACCAAAAGAGAGATATGCAAGTTATCCAACCAAAAAATTTTTATTATCAAGATTATTAGTTTCTTTAGGGGGAAGAGCAGCGGAAATATATTTATATAACAAAAAAAATATAGATATAAATAAAAATTATAATGATAAAAAATTATTTGGAGAAATAAAAGACTTAGATATAACTACAGGAGCTTCAAATGATTTAAAGCAGGCAGATAGTATAGCAAGGAATATAGTTCAATTATTTGGCTATAATAATTCATTAGTACTTCAGGATAATAGTGAAAGTAATAAACCATTTCTAGGAAAAACAATGGCTTTAAGTGAATCAGGATTAAGTGAATATGCAAAACAAGAAATAGACTTAAGTGTTAAAGAATTAATAGATTATGCAAATAAAATGGCATTAATGATAATTCTAGATAATAAAGAGGCGATAGATTTAATAGCAAACAAATTATTAAAAGAAATTACAATTGATCAAGAATATTTAAAAACATTAGATATTAGATATACTTAATATTAAAAAGATATAAATAATATAAATATGAGTAAAATAATAAAATTATTAGGACTAATTTTTACTTTAGTAGATAGTAATTTAAAACTTACTCCTGTATATGTAAGAGTTCCACAACCAGTTATGCATGAAATGCCAATACAAGATATAAATACTATTTTAATAGCAAAAGCAAATATTTGTGCTGATAATTCACCTTTTATATTAAATGTGATCAAAAATGATATTAATAAAGAAATAATTAAATACTTAACAGGAATGTTACCACAGGCTGATATAATTAGTAAAAAAGTATTAGAATGGAATGATATTTGGATAGAAAGAATATTAGATAGTAGATCAATTCCCGAAAAATATAAAAAGACAATAATATTAGAAATGATAAATATAGTTCAAAATGGAGATAATGCAGGAAGTGAATTTCTAATTTGGTATAAAAAAATTATTAATTGTTTATTACCTTAATTAGTAATTATAATTATTATATTTTATTAATAATTATAATATGATAATAAATAATAATTTATTAAGAATAACGAAATCAAATACTCCAAGAATAAAGTTAATAAAGAATTTAATAAATCCATTGCCAGGAAGTGAAATAGGTATTCCTTTATTTTTTTTAGAAAAAATATTTACAAATTTACATTATGGGAAAGATATAAATACATTTAATTTATTTTATTTTCAAACAATTTTAGGATTTTTTACATATGGAACTGATAGATTATTAGATTCATTAAATAGCAGTGATAATAAAGAATTAAATATATATTTTAGAGAGAATAAAGAAATAATGATAATTTTACTATTTATATCTTATGTAAAAATAAATATAGATTTATTAGCTATAGAAGAATCAAAGTTATTAACAATTCCTTTAACGAGTACTCTATTTTATAGACAATTAAAAGAAAAATTTGGTAGATTAAAAGCACTATATATAGCAAGTTTTTGGACAATTGCAGCAGTAATAATTCCATGTATATGGTATGATCATAATTATAATATATTAATAGATCCATTGAATTATCTTCCCTGTTTTTTATCAATATTTGGTACAAGTAATTTAGCTGATATAAAAGATATAGAAGAAGATAAAAAGAATGGAATAAATACATGGCCAGTAGTTTTAGGAAAAGAAAAAAGTGCCCAACTATCAGTTGGTTCTATTTTATTATCAACTATTTTAGTATTAATTAATAAAAATATATATATATTTCCTATTGAGACTATTTTATTTGAGTTACAAAATATAGTTAGTTTGGCATATGCAAAAAAATTAACTTTATATAAATAAAAGTATTTTATCTAATAATTTTATAAAGTAAATTTAATAAAATTATTGTAGTTCAATATTTTCAGTTTCATAATCACTAGAGGAAAGAGTATCAGATTTAATATTGTTTAATAAATTATTATTAATAATAAAATTTTTAATAGTTTTAGCTAACCATAAATGGTATTGATCTATAACTTCTTCATTTCTATCTTCAGAACCTTTACTAATAGTATTATGCATAATCTCTCCCCAAAAAGGATTAAGAATATCAGAATGACCAAAATTTTCTGCTTCTATAAAATCAAGATTACCTTTATCCTTAATAACATTATTAACATCCATTTTAAATGCTGGAACAAAAGGAATAGTTAAAGGAATAAGTTTCCATTCATACGATTTTTTAGCATTGATAACAAGTAGATCTTTTAAATATTTAAATTCTAATTTATTAATATTTTTAGGAAAGAACGGTAATTGATATTGAAAATTAAAATATTTAAATAAACTATCACTATCAACAGGGTCTAAAAGAATAGAACGTTTTATTAATTTATTTTTATTAGCAGATTTTATAACATTGACTGCTCCAGAAGAATGACCAATATTTGTAATATCTAAATATTCTTCACTTAAAGTATCAATTACATACTCTACATCATCTAAGTTAGTTGGTGCTACAAAAACAGAAAAATTTTCATTAGCTAAGGTAGATAAAAAATCAGTATAAATCTCACTAGTAATTAGAGAATTTCCTCCAGTAAAAAATAATAAACTATGAGTATTTTTTTTATCCAAAATTTTAGGTTCATAAACTTTTATTTTATTACCATTAATTTCTCTCGTATATCTTTTAATTGATAAAGAAGAAAGTAAACTATTAATTGGTAATAATAAAGACCATAAAATAGTAAATCTCATACTATAAATACTATATAATAAAAGATTTTAAATCATATTTCAAAAATAAAATATAATAAAATATATTAAACTTATAACTTAATAAGTTATAATGTGGATACCAAAATTAGCATTAAAAGGATTTTATAATTTTATGTTAGTTGGCTTACCATCTGTAACTTATAATCCATTAAATAAAGAAAGCATATTTCATGTGCCAGTCAAAATAGATACAACAAGTACTTATATAAATTATAAAATACCAAAAAACAAATTTAACATAATTAATAAATATATAAAAAGGTATAATAGTGACCTTTCATTAATTCCAACAAGAATATCTTCAGATAAGGCAGAATATTATATAAGTATAAATATTTATAATTGTACAAGTCCTATATTCAATACAGTAACAAAAGATTTTGTAACTAGATGTGAAATAAATACTTATGTAGTAAATGGAAAAGGAGAAGAAGGAACATTAATAATGGATTATTCATCTAATTTTTTATCATTAGATCCAGTTAATATTTTTAAAGATAAGTCAATATGTAGTTTTAAAAAATTTAAAAATAAATATAGTTTTAATGCGGAAAATGGTAATTTTAAATTATCAGGAAGATTTTTAAGAAATGAAGATAAAGATTTTGGGATATTATTAAATAAAAAAATAATAGCACATACAGATAATATATTTTACCTAAATGGTATTTATGATAAATTATATTATGATAGTTCATTAGTAAAAAGTTCAATACGTTTACCAAATTATATAGAAAGTATAAAATTTAAATTTTTAGATATAGAATTTAAATATATAGATAGTATATTTTATTTTGCTGAGCCATTAAATTTTGTTGGAGCAATTTGGTCAAATTTACATGAAATTTAAATAATATTATTTAAGTTATTTAAAAAATTCTCAGGAGTTTTAATGTCAAAAACTAGATGAATTCTATCAATATTTGAGTTATTATGGACAGAATGTAAACAATTTACATTAGTATACCAAATAAAACCAGGATTTAAATACTTTTCATAAATAGTTTCAGCATTCCATATACTATAATTTTTTGATGGAGGAAGTAAAGGTAGACCAATTTTAAATAAAACATTATTATCAGTTATAATTGGTAGATGACATCTAATAATATTATCAATATTTTTAAAAACAACTTCATCAGTATGATATTTTATAATACTATATTTATTTAATTTTAAAAGTCTAACTAAATAAACATCAACTTTTAATGTATTAAGAAAATTTACAATACTAGGAAAAAAATTAGAAACTTCAGTATATTTAAAATTATAATTTTTAAAGTCAATATTTTCTAAAAAATCCTGATCTAACCCATTTTTACTTTTAATAGTTATAGATTTCCATGAATTTGAATATGAATCTTTATTATTCCAAGATTTATTATAAGAAAAGATTTCTTGTTTAAATGGTTCAATATTTATTTTTTTATCAATAAGGGGAAAAATATTTTTATGTAAAGGAAGAAAGGGTTTTAAGTAAATATTACTTTGAATATATTTATTTTGATTTATTTTATTTTGTAATATTTTTATATTATTATAATAATTATTATTATTATTATTATTATTATTATTATTATTGTTATTGTTATTATTATTGTTATTGTTATTATAATTATAATTATAATTAAAATTATTTTTCATCTTAATATTAAAGTTTAACATTTGTATATTAAAATAAAATTATTTTTTACCAAGAATAAAAATTACGAGACCAATTAATAAAATAATCATGCCAATCCACATTTGATTTGTAAAAGGTTCTTTAAAAAATAATGAACCAATAATGGCAGCTAAAATGATAACAAGTGGGCTTAAAATAACTGTAATTAAATTAGCATTAAAATTTTTAAGTAAATGAAAATACATAATAGATGAAAGAAAACCAGCTAAAAGTGTTAAAAAAGTCATAATATAAAAAGAAGATTTTTGTATAAATACATCTTTAAAAAATAACACAGCTATAAAAGCAATAGGAATACTTAAAAACCAGCGAGCAGTAGTAAAATTTAAAGAATCCATTTTAAAAGATTCCATTAAGTATTTATTAATAAAAGGTAAAAAAGAAGATATTAAAATATTAACTCCTGCAATTGAAATTTCTATTAACATATTATAAATATTATATATATATTTAATTAAAACCCAACTAATTTATATCCAATTTCAGAAAGCCGAGGAAATGGAATATTAGCAGTAATAGGTAAAATTTTACCGTAAGTTCTTGGATTTTTATTATTTAATTTAATATTACATGGCCAATGGCTAGTAGTTCTAAGACTTTCAAAAGCTTTTCTTTTTTTTTCTAATTGTTTAGTAGTAGCTAATGACCTAGGTAAATAACATAAATATATAATAGCTCTAAAATTAGGATTAGATCTTTCTTTTAGAGGTTCAATACCACAATGAATAGTTCTACTATCCCATAATACAAGAGATCCTATAGGACATATAATTTTTTTAAGAGAGCAATCATTATTAAAATAGAATTCTATTTCATTAGGATCAAGTTTATACCAATTAGATTTATTTTTAATATTAAATTCTCTCCCAAAATCTTCATGGAATAGATGACTTTTTTCTAAGAAAGCTAATGTAGCATCACCTTCATTAATATCAAATGCAGTAACCCAAGACTGTACACATTTAAAATCATTATCGGTAAAAGATTGATCGACATGTAACCATAGCTTATTTTTAAACCATCCTCTATTAGTTAATTCAGGAGGTAAATGAAAACTAAATCCATCAAAAGAAGATAATAATTCTTCAGGTTTACAATTCCAAAGTTGAGAGAAAATATTTAAAATTTTAGGATTTTGCCTAAGATCCCAACAAACTTGTGAGTGTCCTATATGCCAATTTTTAAGAAGCATACTATGAATAGGATAAAGTTCATAAAAACCTTTCCATGAATTTTTATTATTTCTATTTAATGGAAAATCCCAAGGTTTTGAGATATATTCTAAAAAATCCCAGATACCTGAATATATATTATTACATTCTTCTTGATTTAGAACAGAAGGTATAATAGCAACTCCATATAAATTTAAAGTATGTTTAAGATTTTCAATTGTAGTGCAATATTTTTTAAATTCATAATCCGACATCTTTAAATTACAAAATAAAAATAAAAAAATTTCAATTTTATAAAAATAATAGTTATTAAATATCAAAACAGTTGCTTCGCAACATGTCAACTCTGTTGACTGTTTTGATATTTAACTATAAAAAACTGAGAAAAAAAATTTTACTAAGACTGAAATTAAAATTTATTTTTAATTTATTTTTAATTTATTTTTAATTTATTTTTAATTTATTTTTAATTTATTTTTAATTTATTTTTAATTTATTTTTAATTTATTTTTAATTTATTTTTAATTTATTTTTAATTTATTTTATTTTTTTAATGTTTTTTTAACTTTTTTATTTTTATATTTTTTATGTTTTGTATATTTTTTATTAAATTTGTTATATTTTTTTTTAGTTAATTTACCACCTTCTCTATATCCAGTCTCCCATCTAGTAGATAAGGGTAAATATTCACTTTGTAACTCACTATCACCCTCAGCTATTTTTTGTACTCTATGTTCTTCTTCATCTATTCTTGTATCAGGAATTCTTGATTCACTTTCAATAGCATTAATAGTAATTCTTATTCCATCCGGATAACCTAATTCTGAGTATTTGGATTTTTCAAATATATATTTAAGAGTTTTAAGAGCTGGATTAAAGTTTCTATTATTAGGTACTAATACCAAATCTGATGGTGGCATGTAACAATCATTATTCCTTTTAGTAATTTTATATCTCTCACTATTAACACTTTGAATAAGTTTATCTAAAATAGTTTCAGTATGAAAATAAGATGTTTGATTTAAAAAGTAGTTTAAAATATCCGAAGCTAATCTTCCTATTAATCCTGAATTTTGATATAATATGTTATATAAATTTAAAAATCCAAAACAAGCAGCTCTATAGGACCAATGTTTAGGTAAGCCTCCATTATGTAAACCAGGTGCAGAGTTTATACTTAATTTAAATTCTCCACTCTCAGTAATAGTTTCCCAATGCTCGATATATATATTAAGATGATAGGTAGTCGATTTTAAATATCGAATAATAGCTTCAGTTGAATTAGAGCTTTCAGGAATAACAGAATATAAATCTCCTTTTTTATTGATAGGTTTATAGTATCCAGCTAAATAAAATTTTAAAATTTCATCAACATTATTTCTAGTTGCATCGCCAATCATTAATTTTTTTTCCATAAGGTGGGATAAAAATTTATGACAATTACTTCCCTCTTCAACTTTATTTAAATATTCTGCTTGCATAGTTTGTGGAAATAAGGAATAAACCCAAGGACCTAATTTACTAGCACAATCTTTTTGATATAACTTAAGTTGTTTACTAGTATATCCAGGTAAATTTCCTCTAGAGTTACAAACTATCATAGTTTTAGCTCTTAATAAAAGAAATCCAGCAGGAGATGTTCCAAAAACTGGGTGAGAAGATTCAGATTCTTTTTTAAGAGTTCTACCTAATTCATTAATAAATGTTTGGACATTATAGTGATCATCTTTTAAAATGTTGGGATCAATATTAGGTGAAAGTTTAAAATCAAAATCACTATAAGGAGCTCGTGCTACAAATCTAATATCTCTTTCAACCGAACCATCATTGTCATTATTTAATAAATGAGAAACTATAAGAAAAGCTATTTGTTCTTTACTAAAACTTGATTCATTTTCAAGTGCATCTATTAATAATTTATTAGTTTCTGTTAATAATCTATACGTTTCATTAATAATATCCCAATTTATTTTTTTCCATTTTTTAAAACTATTATTAAACATAAAAATTTTAGTTTTTATTGCTTCCTCTTTATCAAAAGATTCGGCAGAATACCAATTAGCATGTATATCCCAATCTTCATATTCAAAATCAGGAGCCTCAAACTGAGCATTTATAACTTTAATAAAAGAATCAATAATATTAACTAACATTTGTGCAAAAAGTGTCATAATATTACCACCAGCAACAGTTATAATATAATAATTTTTTTGATATTGTCCATTAACCCAAGTTCTAGCTGATTCATTGCCACCCCCATTAATATAATTACAAAAAAGAGGAAAAAGATCTTGAATTTCTTTAGATTCAAAACAATGATATAGAAATCTTAATCGAGCTTCTCTTTTTGCACTTTTATCATCTGAAGGACCACCATCTAATAAAATAGCTTCCAATTCATCAATAAATTTTTCTAAAGGGAAGGAGATTCCATATCTCATAATTCCTGTAATATGTTTCCAACCAAATTCATTATTTAAACTAGGAACAGATAAATCAAATAATTCACCGGATATATTTTCTTTTTTTGCAATTAACTTAGCATCAGCCATAAATATATATATATATATTTAAATATTATTTATTTAAATTAACTGTGATCTGGGGAGCATTATTATTGGCTTTTTTAGAAACACAACCTCTTAAGTGTGCAGATTTAGCTGCAGAATTCTTAGCAACAAAACCACAGTATTCGCAAATATATTTACTAGTGGAAGTAGCATATCTAGTTGATAGATATTCTTCTAAAGAAGGAATTTTAGTATCATCAAGTTGTTTAAGAATTTTTTGATTAAAGTCTTTAATAATTTTAATTAAGGTAAGTTTATTTGCAATAAAAACTTGATATTCAGTATTAATAGATTCAAGAATATCTTTTGGGATAGAATCAACATTAGAATTATCTTTAAATTCATCTAATTTAAGTTTAAAATGATCAATTATATCAATCGCTAATTTTATTTTTTCAGGTTCATTGTTAGCTTCATGTACATAAATCAAAACATTACCATCATGAATATTAATTTCAAAATTTTCTTTATTAGCAATTCCATAATTTTGAGAGAGAAATATTCCACAACAATTTTGAGTTTCAATATCATGTAGAAATTTTTTAACTTCTTCTTGAACAACATTTTTACCCCAATCTTTATTTTCAATTAAAATTTTAGGTTTATCTTTTCTGGAAAGAATAATATCTCCAGTTTCTTTTGTTTGTCCGACATGGTCAATTTGAGCAGTAGGATAGAGAGAATGTAAAATATTAACAATGATATTTTCAGAAATTTTTCCTTTTGCAGATGAATTTTCAAGTTTTTTGAGTAAATCACCAACTTGAGTATTTAAAGATTGAGAAAGTAAATTTTGAGAAGTAGTTTTATCAGAAATATCAGAAATTTTTTGATCAAGTCTTTGTTCTTGATTAGACATATTTTGGGAAAGCTGTTGTTGGGTATTAAAAAGTTGAGATGTTAATTTTTGATCAATTTGAGAGATAAAAGTTTGAAGAGAAGATTCAGTGATAGAAGATTTCATAAATTTTTCAGTATCTTTATTAATACTTTTTAAAATTTCTTGAAATTTATGTTGAAGTTCTTGATTTTGTTTGGGAATTAATGATTCAGTTTTTTGGAAAAGAATTTGTAATTGTTCTTTGATAAGGGGCTCAATTTTATCAGAGACATTAGAAGTTAAATTTAAACGAAGATCATTAATATATTCTTTCTTAAAATCTGAAAATTGTTGAGAAAAATTTTGAGAAGTCTCTAACTGAGATTTTGTCATATCACTTTTAATAGATTTAATTTCAGAGAGAATATTTTGAATAGAATGATTAGAAGGATTATTTTGAACAGTATCTTCTAATTTTTCAATAATATTAATAAAAGAAAGAATTATTTCATCAAAGTCGAGAGATTCATGTTCATAAAAAAATTTTATAATTTTAGGATTATTAGTTGAGAGAGATTCTAATTTTCTTTTTGACATAAATAATAATATTATTAAAGGTTTAAATTTAAATTTTAATAATATTTTGATTTACTTTTATTTTTTTAAGATTAAATTTTTAGATTTTTAAATATTTTTTCCATATTTTTTGTGTTCTTGCTTTTGTAATGTTTTCTAGTTTTGAAATATTTCTAAGTTTGCCTTTTTTTAATTTCTTTTTTTTTGTTTTTTTAAATAATTTTTTTTTCTTTGCTTTTACAGTTAATTTACCACCACCCTCACCCATCGATGCCATACGCCGCTTCATTACGGCATCTTCTTTTTTTTTGAACGTCATTTTAGCCATTTCTTCTTTACGCTTGTCTCGTAGCTGATCCTTATCCATTGTATCGGAGCGAGGGTTATTCCTCCGCTGCTTCGCTCTGCTCCCATTTGTATCTTCCCGTTCCACCGCGTCTATCTCACTACTCACAAAACTTAGTGGCACTCCATAGGCAGGCAATTGTCTCCCAGATCTAAGTAGCATTCCTTTATTCTCTTCAATAACTTTATTAACTCCAATGTTTGTATTAAATTCTGCGGCATAAATGATAACAGCTTTTCTAAATATATTATAAAATTTTGTAATATTATAATTCTTTTGATGATCTTTATTTTGTGTGAGGATCTATTGAATTTTTTAAAAACTTATTTTTTATTAAAAGATCACATATATCTATTTCTATTTGATTAGGTGTAGTCATTATATATTTTCTATATATAATATTATAAAATTTTTTATTTATAATCATTAAAAAATTTTATAATTTTGGGATTATTTTTTTGACATTTATAAATATATAATAATAATAGTTTTAAATTAAATTTTTATAATGCTATAATTTATTTTTAATTTTCTAAACAATATTTAAGACAATGTCTTTAACTAGAAATACAGTAGCTCATGATAAAATATCTTCAATAATAAATAGAAATCCTGAAGAAGAATTTAAAACAAATTTATTTATAGAAATATGTGTAAATGATACTGCACATGATTTTGATGACTATCCTATTCCTCCTAGTTGCAATCCGGGAGATGTAGAACTTGGAAAGGGTGGAACAATTGAAGATAAAATATTTCTTAAATTATTGAAATTAAATGGTTCTCCAGAATTTAATTACCGGATGAAATCAATTCAGAAAGCATTACATTTTAATCCAAATGATAGAAAATCAATAAATTCTGGAAAAGGTCCAATAGGAGTAACATACTATGATGGTGATTATAGTGAGTTTTTAAATAATTTTGATGGAGTAAAATATAATAAATTAAAAGACTTTGCATTTGAAATTTTAAATAGATCTTTAACTGAAGAAGAAAGTGGAAATAATTTAAAACCTATAAATGTTTTATATGATGCAGGTGCAGGTTGGTCTACAAAAGATTGGTTAAGTTTTAATTTAAATATTGCAGGAATTACTGAAAATCACAATTTATTATTAGATGATACAGTCTGGTTAGATCCAGGTAATAAAATTAACGAAAGAATAAAAAATCAAAATAGAAATTTAGGTTTAAATAAAAATGGGCAAGATGGAATTAAAAAATATAATATTGATGATGTTAATACAATTATAATAGGCAGTAATATAGAAGTTCCAATCTATAATGTTTGTAATCGTAATATTTTATATGTAAGCTGTATATATCCGGAAAGTGTTCCTCCAGATCAAAAAAATATTTATAATGGAGGAGACGGAATGAATAGAGTAAAAATTAATTATCCAATAACTAGTAATGATGATACAGAGACAATTGGATTAATTGGAGGAATTTCACCATCTGAAGAATCTCCCAACAAAATAGTACCTTTTAAAGGTGGGATATTGAGAAATGACAACATAGAAATAACTGAATTTTCTAAAGATAACTTTAATACAATCCAAAATTGTATATGGTATCAACAACATAACGTAATAACTATGGATAAAAGAAATTTTATAAAACGTTCAGGAGATCATTCTGAAGCAGCACAAGTCCTATATTACAATTCTGTAGATATGAAAAATAAATTTAATAATAGAACTACATATTTATTTACTAATGATAGAATGTTATTTTTTTATAGTATATTAATAGATAGTCCAGTATTATATGATACCAAAAAACAAATAGATTATGATAAAGATGAAAATAAAACTATTAAATTATTTTCAAATAATAAAAAAATATTGCGATATAATCCAACAACAAAGATAGATGAAGTTGCAATAAAAAACCAAAAAATTAATTTATTAAATGATTATAAAAAATATTTTGAAGATTTTATAATAAATTTTATAAGTAATAATTTATTAGTTGCATTTAATTCTCAATATCCTGAAATAATAAATGAAAGTACTATTCAATTTTTATTAGCACAATATAATGAAGCTCATCCAAATTTTCAAATAATTAATGATAGATGGAAAGAATTTAAAGATTTAGTTCAAAAAAGTCGTAATATAGTTTTACAACAACAGATTGATATACAAAATTTATTATCTGCAATTCCTATATATATTCAATTATTAAATTCTATTGTTTCAATAGTAGTTCCAGTAAATATACAAATAGGAGAACAATTTACTATGAATTATAATGGAATAAATATTCCAATTATAGCTAATAAATCTGCAGGAGAGACAATGGTAATAACTATAGGGATAAATGATAATTTTTTTAATGAATTATTTAAATTAAAACAACGATTATCAATTAAATCAATTTTAAAAAATTTAAAATCAGATGTTAACTCCTCCATTGTAATTCCAGGTCAACAACCAACAATAGTTTCAAAGTTGATAAAATATTATAATCAAGCGCAAACGATAGTAGATCAACTTATAAAAACAGCTCAAAGAGTAGTTTCAGTTTTAGGTAGAGGTAGAAATCCACGTAAAACAGCAGGAGTTCAGAATGATGTAAAATTTAAAATACCTTTTATTCTATTAACAATTATATCAAATTTTATAAATGATGAAGTAGATTATTCTATTATTGAAGAATTAACAGCAGAAGAAAAAGATTATGTTAACTCTCGAAAAAACTTTATAAGCAGTTTAAATAATAATTTGCAGAATATAAAAAATGAATCTATATCTACACAATTTAAACTTCCAATTCTTCCAAAAGGAGGAAAATCAAGAGATGAACGACCCAATGTCTCTAGATTAAGACAACAAAGAATAAATCAAGAAAAATTACAGAGAAAAAGTAGAAAAGAACTTAAGATATTAGAAAGAAGAGAGATTAAGAGTGTAGAGGAGGAGGATGGAGAAATAGAAAATATTACATACGAAGAAAGTAAAGATATAATTAGTCTGTATGATTACATTAACCAAGTAGCAAATTTATTTTTAAATTTGGGTATAGACGATGATTATTTTATATATGAAGAAGATTGGACTAATTATAAATCGGAAGATCCTAATGAAATAAATTGGTTAAATGCAAAAAGACTTCAAAAAGAATTATATTTAGAAAAAATAACTAATACAATAACTAGTATTAAAGATAGAATACCAATTAGGATTGATATAAATGGTATAAAATTAAATTATATAAAATTAATTTTAAATACACAAGAAGAAAACTATAATCTTTTATTAAGGAATCAGGGTAGTGGTATTGATTTTTATAGTCCTTATTCCAATATTGTATTTGATGGATTAGGAAAAAATCTTGATGATGAAATTTTTAAAAATAATTTATATAAACTATTAGAATTATTTTTTGAAGAAGATGATAGTTTAATTTTAAATAAAATGCAAATGTATTTAGGTTCAGGTGAATTAAATATTGGTGAGTTAATTAATGTTATAGGGTATATGGAAAATATAGAATTTGGACAAGAAAATAAAATTAAAAATGACTCAAATATTAAAGAAAAGGTTGAAGAATTATTACAATTATATAATGAATTAGATAAACAAGATATGGAAATTTCAGGTGGAAATAAAAAAATAATTAAAAAATTTACAAAAAGAAAAAATAAAAAAATAAATAAAAAATTTACAAAAAGAAAAAATAAAAAAATAAATAAAAAATTTACAAAAAGAAAGAAAACAAATAAAATATTTACAAAAAGAAAAAAAAATATTAAATAAAAAATTTACAAAAAGAAAAATAATGTTTAATTGTAATTTATAAATCATTTTTAATAACAAAAAAAAAAAGAATTTAAAACTTTTATTCTCTCATAAATTAATTTAAAATTTTAACAAAAAACTAAATTAAAAAAAAATTTAAATTAATTTTTTAATAAAAAATTAAATTAAAAAAGTTAATTATTTATATTAATATAAATATTTAATAAAAATTTAATTTAAAATAAAAAAAAAATATTAAAAAAGATTAATAAATAAAATATAAAAAAATTTAACAGCAAAAATAAAAAGAAAAACAAAAACTTTTTATAAAAAATAAAATAAATTAAATAAATTAAATAAAAAATAAAATAAATTAAATAAATTAAATAAAAAATAAAATAAAATTA